ATTAACATTTACAGGGGCAAGTAGCCAGTATGCCACTACAGCTACTACTCTTTTTAACTCTACAACAACCAATACGTACAGCGTAAACCTCTGGGTATACCCTACAGGTGCTGGGCAAATGGTATCTGTAAATGGGCAGTCAACACCCAACACAGGGTACCATTATACAGCCATGGAAATAACGGCTGCAGGGTTAATATATTTTGGCCAGTGGGTGCCAGGTATGACTACTGTTGCTACTAGTTCGCAAAGTCTAAATGCATGGTATAATTTAGTTCTTACTTATAACGGCACTACGGCTACTGCATATGTTAACGGGGTAAGCGTAGGGTCTAATACTATTGGATGGAATGCTCCAGGTGCTTCTACATTCTTTGCAATAATGTCGCAAGATACTACCAATATGTCTAGCTCTACAGCTTACGCCAGCGGGAGTGTCGGAGCATTTTCTGTTTATAATCGCGCACTAACAGCAGCCGAAGTGGTACAAAATTACAATGCCTTACGTAATAGATATGCATTGCCAGCGGTCACTGCAACTCAAATGCCCGTAGTACAAAGACAGTTAAGTTCCGGAACATTATTAGTCAACAGTGGCGGGTTTGATGAATTCACTGGCGTAGCCAGTGTTGTTGAGGGATTGATTGCATACTACGATCCTGCCTACTCCTCAAGTTATTCTGGCACCGGCGCCAACTTATATAATTTAGTAGACGGAGTTGCGGCCACATTGAATGGAACATACAGTGCCGGTACGGCTGCTGTGGGCACCAGCGTATCCGGCACGCAAACAATTCGATTAACCAACAGTAATCTTGTAACAGCAACAAATAATATTAGTCACATACAAGCACCAAGTTTTACAAACATAACCACAGTGAGTATTTGGTTTTATCAGCACACTTACAATGACATTGCACGGTACATACTTGATGGTAGAACCGGTGGCGGTGAAGGTTGGATCTACAATGGCAGTATTGGGTCAAACTGGTCCACTGGTATTGTGTATGTCAACGGTGGTGCAAGCTCAGGCACACCATCCTGGCTTAACTGGGGCGGAACCGCAACCGGTGTATGGAAAAATGTAACATTTATTACAAGCTCAGGCACACCATTCACTGATGACATTAATATTTTCTCTAGATTTTCAGACAACGAGGGTTTAGATGTGACCTTTGGTCCTATATTGATTTATAATCGAGTGTTGACACAAGCAGAGAATCTACTGAATTTCAACGCTCTACGTAATAGATACGGAATTTAACTCGCGGTAAATATACAACTATGGCAAAACTCAACTCCGGAACACGAATTTATGGTAACGTAACAATAGATACGTTTGTAACAGCCACAGGTAACGTTACAGGTGGTAATGTAACCACAACTGGTATTGCAAACATCGGCACACTAACTGTAACTGGTAACACTTCATTGACCGGCAATGCTAGTTTTGGTAATATTACTGGCACCACAATAACTTCGATTGGTAATTTAACTGCACCAAATATTTCAGTAGATAAAATCGTTGGCTCAGGAATGAATGTGAGTTCAACAGGCAATTTATTGTTGTCCGGCACCGGCAATGTTTTATTATTCTCGTCGGGTCAGATTAATTTAAATGCTGTTGGCAATATCACAGCCAACAGCAAAAACATCACCGGTGTGGCAGATCCAGTACAAGCTCAAGATGCTGCCACAAAGAACTATGTTGACGGAGCATACACTGCGGGCAATGGTATTGCAGTCACCAGCAGAGTAATTTCAGTAAAAACTGACGGTGTAACAACATCAATCAATGCTGGCAATGTTGTAGTACCAGCTGGAGCAGTATTCACCACACCAAACATTGGCGCTGCCACAGGTACTAGTTTAACTACATCTGGTAATGTCACTGCACTTGTACTCAAAACTGCAAATATCAGCGTTGATTTAGATTCCATAGATTCCACAGCAAATCTTGAAATCACTGCCAGTGCTGGCAAAACAATTGCAATCTACAATGGCAGCGGCTCAAGCATTGATGTTTTGACCACTGGTATCACACTGGAAACTGTTGGCGGCGCAACCACGTATGCCTGGACGTTTGCAAACACAGGTAACACCACTTTACCAACCAGCGGATCGTTGACATCCACTGGCAATATCTCAGCGGCAAACCTAATAGCGTCAAGCAACGTAAGCGCCACTGGCAATGTATCCGGCACATATTTCCTGGGCAACGGGTCACTGTTAACGGGTGTTGTCACCAGCGTTTCAAGTCTATCAAACGGCAACAGCAATGTAGCAATTAACAGCTCCGGCGGCAATGTTCAAATAGCTGTAAATGGCGTTGCTAACACTGTGATAATTGGTCAGGGATCAGTTAACATATTGGGACCAATGGCAACTGCCAAAACAATCACAGCTAATTCTGCGGTTGCAGACAATATGAATGCAATCTTAATAAGCCCAGTGACAATTGGCAACGGGGTTTCTTTAACAGTGCCCGACACATCAACATTGTATATCTTTACACCAACGTAAAGGTAAATATTAGGACAAAAGGACAGATTTAACATGGCAATCACACTAGACGGAACCACAGGTATTACAGCATCGGGCAACATCACCGGCGGCAATTTGATCACATCCGGAAGTTTGGTCGTTACCGGTAACACTGCAACAACTTTTTCTGGTAATGTAAACATGGGCACTAAAAACATTATTAATTTAGCCGAACCAGTTAATTCACAAGATGCTGCCACAAAATACTATGTTGACAATGTTGCCCAGGGATTACATACACACGATAGTTGTAATGCAGCCACAACGACTACATTGGCAAGTATTTCCGGTGGTACTGTTACATATAACAACGGTACTAGTGGAGTTGGCGCCACATTGACAACAACAGGAACATACACAACTATTGACGGTGTGACATTGAGCAATGGCATGCGTATTTTAGTTAAGAATGAAGTGACTGCCGCAAATAACGGTATCTATGATAGAACAAGTGCAACAGTGTTAACACGTTCAGATGACTTTGATACCACAGCAGAAATGGCAGGCGGTGACTTTACATTTGTTACTGCGGGTACATTGTACGACAATACTGGTTGGGTAATGACTGATGTGGTAACTACAGTTGGTACAACGCCGGTTAATTGGGCACAGTTTTCAGGTGCTGGAACTTATCAAGCAGGCACAGGCTTAACATTAACTGGTGCTGTTTTCTCGGTCAATGCTAGTCAAACACAAGTTACTTCGGTGGGCACATTAGGATCACTAGCAGTTACAGGTAATATCAGCGGTGGAAACTTGGTTGGCGTTGCTAATGTTAATTCAACAACATTTACAGGCACTACGATAAACGTCACTGGCAATGCCAACGTTGGTAACTTGGGTGCCACAACAGTGGTTGCAACCACATTGACAGGCACACTATCCACTGCCGCACAAACTAATATTACTTCCCTGGGCACGTTGTCTGGGCTAACAGTTAGTGGTATTATACAGCCCAACGCCAACGCCTCAATTGATCTTGGTGCCACAGCCGCACGTTTTAACAACGTTTATGGTGTGACATTTATTGGTATTTCTAATCAAGCCAAATACGCTGACTTGGCAGAGAATTATCAAGCTGATGCAGAATACGCACCAGGTACAGTTGTATCCTTTGGTGGCAGTGAAGAAGTTACAGTATCAGCCATGGATGCTGATACCACAGTTGCTGGTGTTGTGTCTGGAAATCCAGCCTATCTAATGAATAGTCATCAAGAAGGCACACACGTAACTGCTCTAGCACTGCAAGGTCGAGTATTATGTAATGTCACTGGTTTTATTAACAAAGGTGACATGCTAGTATCTGCAGGTAACGGTCGAGCAAGAGCTGAAAAAACACCCGGTGTTGGTACTGTGATTGGTAAAGCATTACAGAACCATGCTGGTGGCAACGGCGCCATTGAAGTTGTGGTTGGTGTTAGATAACGTTGTTTAAAACTATGGCAAGTTTTTCTTGCACAACCTCAATGTTAACCATATTCCACAGCCCAGGATGCATGGGTTTGGGCCAGTTCCGGTAATCAATCCAGGCATAGCCAAGGTGCTCGTTGTTGAGTACCGGTAAAAATTCCTGGTCCAACACACAGATAAACGTGTTGTAGGCAAAACTTTGATTTGCGCTAGTAAATCTTTCTATCGGCAGCAATTTTTGATTCTTTGGAAACACCCCAATTTCTTCAAGACATTCTCGTTCTATTGCTTGCAAGAGGGTTTCACCAGGTTCAACTTTACCACCTGGCAGTCCCCAGGTGTTGGGATGTTTTACGTCATTGCGTAAAAGATAAAGATATCTCTGTGTTGATCTACTATAAAACCAAACCCCAACAGCGTTTATAATACTATGTTCCATTGTCCTGCCCGGTAAAGACCATCGTAACTCTTGTACCAGTGTGCTCCATCCCAGCGATACTGTATACTTGTGGTTATGTTGGTTACATATTGTAGGTCAGTTATTTCCCGACTGTTGAACACCACACGCCATTTGGCCCCGTCGTATTCAATGATATCGTTGGCCTCAGCAATCAATGCCTGACCAATATTACCTTCCCACCCAGTGGGATTGCTGGTATTATCAATGTTTCCGGTGCTCTCAGTCAACAAATATCGCTGACCGTAAACTGGTGCAGGCAATCCACCATTGGGAATAGCGGAGTCTCCACGATTGGGTCCACTAAGCAATGGATTAATAATTGCATCAACTGGTAATAGCGTATTTCCTGGGATTGTATCTGTGTCAATGGAGAACAGCATAAATCTATCGTCGGCGGGGTTATAAGCAATGGTGCCAACAATAGAACTATCCGGATCCCAGGGATTATCTAAAGTAATGTAGCTAATTCCGTCTCTTAGTACGCCGTATGCTCCGACTACCGAGTGCCAGAGTATCTGTTGATCAATTGGAGAATCAAAAGGATCTTCGCTGGTTATGGGTTCAGACAGCACCGTTGACTGCTTGACAACCTGTAGTTGTCCATTTAATAGCACAACTCCGTAGCCATATGGGGTTACTTTTTGTCTTGTGCCTAATAGTAAATCATTGTCAAGTACTGCATTGCTAGCATCACCGTTACCATCATATATTGAAGTAATAATACGTTCAATGACACCCAGTTTCTTAACTTTCGCAGGACTACTGATCCAAATTGGTATGTTAAATTTTAGTGTGGCAATGTCAATGGGGTCTTCGGTTCCTTGCGGAATATTTCTACTGCTCCAGGTCACACTATCTAAATTAACCACGCTAAGGCTGGTCCAGTCAATGTAGTTGTCAGTATTTTGTATTTCCAATGCTGGGTTAAACAATGTCAATATTTGTTCAAGTAGTTGAAGCTTTTGATTGGTGTTACTAGTCCAGATATCTAAATTTAACCCCAACTTATATGGAACAGGCATCAGTCTCTCAATGGTAAATGCATTGCCTTGAGTGGTTTCGTAACTGTCAGTGGATTCATCATAGGTTCGTTGGCGAACCTGTATTTTATCAACAAAGTACGGTTCTTGTAATCTTGGACGGTCATACTCTAATGCATTGATGTAAAAGGTCATCAACGGAGTTGACGGCATCATGTTAGCACTATTCTGTTGAATAATAGTTTGTGCCTGACGACTTGCATCACCATAACGAATTGGCACACGTATCAATGCCTGTGCGCCGTCAGTGTCTGTGCCATACTCTACTTGGAAATTGCTCAACATGCGAGTAAACTGTAATAGATACCTGCGTATCTGCTCTGAATAGAAAAATTGTTGCATAATTTAATTAGCCACCGTTGTCAGCTTTGGGAATGAGTGCGTCATTTAAACTTTGTCGTTGTGGAATTGGACCACGGTCTGTGGTTGCAGTTTGTGCAGTGTTATTAACAAAGCTAGACCGCAGGGTTTTGTTCTCTGCCCCAGGTGTGAGTTGTGTTCTAACAACTTCTTCAATTTTAACCCAGGCAGCTCCGTTGTAACGGAACAAGCGATGCGGGTAGTAATCTAACCGCAGTGCGTACTCTCCAAGGCTTGGATTTACTGGGAACGAAACACCAGGAGTAACTGGTAATCCGTTTGGCGCAATTCCGTCGCCAGTTAAATACCCTTGTGTATATCCATCACTGCGAGGTGTTTCGTTGTCTTCGGCCACTGTTCTATCTAGTGTAGTGCCTACGAAATCGGCAGTAACAACATATGAGTTTGCTGGAGTACCATCTGGGTTGGTTGGTAAAATATAAAACTTGACAGTGTCGTATCCACTCTTTGGTATCTCGGCTTCGGCTTGAATCAAGATAGCATCGTTGATTTCTAGATCCTTTGGACGAGTGGTAATCTTATCTTCGGCTGTTGCTGGAGTTTTCTCCATCCAATAGTCAGTGTTGGTAATGTCCGTGCCCGACGGAACATTTTGTTTGGCAATGTAATATGTATTACCATAGTTAACTGTGGTACCACCAGGATAAAAGTTTCCGTCATCCCAAATGTTTTCTGCTTCAAATGGCTCTTTGAGAATATCTTTGTATTCTTGCGCATTCACCATTGGCGTGGCTTTGACACGCCACAAGTGTGGTAACCAAGTTTGGCTAAAGCCTTCACTGGCAAATGCTGCATCTTGAATTACATAAAATTTTGGAATTGCTCGCGGTATACTTTGACTTAAAGGATTGTAATCACGTAAGTTGGGAATTTCTAACACGTCACCACTCATGAGTTTACGTCCAAATGTGTCAATCATTTCATTGTAATGAAATGTTAGAAACAGCGTGTCGTTGTTTAAGAATAATCCAAACTGTGTGAGATCAAAATCAATATCTTGGGTATTGTAAACAGCTCGCATAACAAACACACTACTGTCATAACTACGATCTCTGTTTTCTAATAACAACAAGTCTTCAATGAATAGTGGACTTTCAAAACTGTAGGCTGGTTGAGTAGCATCTTGATTAACCAATGGTTCTGTGCTGTCGGGGTTACTAGCTTTTGGTCCCAAATACTTGTGCACATATACATCTACACCGCCAACAGTGTACATTTCACGGATGGTGCGATCTAAAAATTGATAATCATTGGTACGGTTTGGGCGGTATAAACTTAATCTTGGCATAGTATTGTATCCTGCGTGTATTTATGTACGGGTTGACCATTAATTCCCAATCTGCTATAATTACAGCTTGTCAACAAAGGAGTCACCATGCTTACAGATGTACAAAGTGCACAAATTAATAATACTGAAGTATACACTTTAGATTACGAGGCAGAAGCCTTGCAAAGCTACCGGGACACCGGCGAGGACTTAATAGACGAGCTTGAGGTACGTGCAACCAATGTTATTTTGGAGCAGACAGCATGGGACGCTCGCGAGGACCTAGGCGGTATCACAGCGTACTTTCGAGATAGTACTTTAGTAGCATTTTACGATTACGAGCAGTTTCGCGGTACTGTGTTCTAAAAACAACACTTTGTGCAGAGATTGACAACAAAACCAATCTCTGCTATAATTACAGTTATTGCTTTTTGGAGAACGTATGAAAGTTGCAACAAAACCCGTCAAACTACTAAACCCACGTAGTGCAGATACCAATGCCTTGGGCATGGAACCCACGTGGAATACACAGCCCACTGACAATCGATTCAGTGCACTTAGCAAAGCCTTCTCCTGGTACAATTACTTCTACGGCAAAAAAGATGCTCGTGAAATGGTTGTCAACTATCTTGAATTGCATGACCGCCGAGCAGACGTGCGCACACTCAAACGCATACCAGATAGTTCAATACGATTGACTACAGGCTGGCTGTGCCGCATGAGCATGGTGGGACTGGAGCTCAACGATCATGAACAAATTAAATTAGATAACTTGTTAAAAGAAATGCTAGAGTCCAAACAGGATGAAGTTGCAGAAGTGGTGTCTGTGGAAGATGCAGTGCCTAGAATCACAATTCAAGACCGATTACGTGAGAAGGTAAGTGAGTGTGCTGGTGAGATCGATGGCATGTTTGACGAGTTCATTGACAACGGTGCTAAAATGAGCGCCGACTACAAGCCAATTGCTTTGATGCGTAGTTTAAATATTGCGCCACAAATGGTGAGTGTACTTGGCGATATTTGGAAAAAACGCCAAGCTGATTTTGAAGAAGTCGTTGCAGGTAAAGATGCCCAACTTGTTGAAGGTTACAGCCATCTAAGCAAAATTCAGCTTCGTAATGTGTTGAAGTTTTGTGAGACTGTGGTCAACGACTGTGGAGCATACGTACAGATCAAGAAAGTTGAGCGCAAACCACGCAAAGCCAAACTCATAAGCCCAGAAAAAGTAACCGCAAAATTCAAGTTCCTCAGAGAGTTTGCTGAGCTTAAACTTAAAAGCGAACCGGTTGCCAAACTTGCAGAAGCACAAGAAGCTTGGTTATACGACACCGCAAAACGTAAATTGATACACGTTGTAGCCGATAGTCATGCTGGTAGTTTCCGTGTCAAAGGGTCCAGTGTCATTGGGTTTGATACTGTACAAACACAGCAAAAGACCTTGCGCAAGCCTGCAGAACAGCTCAAAGCGTTTATGTCAGGGGGTAAGCCGGCGGCTAGAAAGTACTTCAAAGATATCAAGAGTACAGAGGTAAAATGGAATGGTCGGAGTAACGAGAACTTGATCATACTAAGGGTCTACTAAATACTGCACTGGAGTGTAGAATGGAAGAGAACACGTTAGCAACACTAAAACAAAATCTCATTGACTATGTTAAGTTGACACTGGGCAACGACATAATTGATTTAGAATTAGACCCTGCCCACTATGAAGCGGCGTACCAAAGAACAATTGGTACCTACCGCCAACGTGCTAACAATGCCTATGAAGAAAGCTACAGTTTTTTAGAACTAGTTGACCAATTGGAAGTCTATACTCTTCCACAAGAAATCATCCAGGTTCGACAGATCTTTCGTAGAACATTTGGTAATAGCCAGGGCCCATTCTCCAGTAGTTACGATCCATTCTCACAGGCCAGCTTGAACGTTTACCTAATGAACTTTAACGTAGCCGGCGGACTTGCCACCTATGATTTCTATAGTCAGTATGTTGAGCTGAGTGCCAAGATGTTTGGCGGGTACCTAAACTACACATTTAACCCAGTGACCAAAAAATTACAGCTGATCCGTAAGCCTGTAGGCACGGGCGAGAACGTTCTGCTTTGGACCTATAATTTGAAGCCTGAGTTTACACTGTTACAAGACTACCAAATTAGTCAGTGGATTCGAGACTACATGGTGGCATCATGTAAGATGATTATTGGTGAAGCTCGTGAAAAGTTTGCCACCATTGCTGGACCACAAGGCGGCAGCACACTAAATGGCGCACAAATGAAAAGCGAAGGCCAGGTTCAAATTGATGGCTTGATTGAACAGCTCAAGAACTATGTTGATGGTAGTCAGCCATTGACCTGGGTAATTGGTTAACAACTCCTAGACCTTTAATTTAATTTCTTGTATAATACACACATGGAACTATACTCATGTGATGTAATGATAGACATTGAGTGCCTGGGCGTTGCGCCGGAAGCACTTATTTTAACTATTGCCGCTGTAGCTTTTGACCCGTTTAGTCATCGCATTGACCACGAGCATTCGCTGTATTTTAGAATTGATCCCGCAAGCCAGCCCACACGTCAAATTGACGAAGCCACTGTTGCCTGGTGGGCACAACAACCAAAAATTGCACAAGAAGAAGCATTCAGCGAAGAGGATCGAGTTCCGTTGGCTGAAGCATTACATAAACTGTCATCATTGATCTGGCGTAGCAAAAGGATATGGGCAAATGGCATTTGCTATGACATGACCATTCTTGAACATGCATACAAGCAGTTGGGTATTCCCTTGCCATGGCAATACTACAAAGTCATGGATGCACGTACTGTTTATAAAATGCTACCCAAAGTGGGCAAGCCACCAAACAATCATCATGCATTCCATGATTGCGTTAATCAAATTGGCATGCTACAGGAAGTGTTTAGCCATTATCGGATAAAAGAATTAGGCAATTAACCGTGGACATGTTTGATCAGCCATATTTGTTGATATCTTTTTATCCTGGCGCTCGCGGGTTCTTGTTATCAAAGTGGCTGTATCAAGAAGGTTTAGTAACTGGTGTTTGGAAAATTAAAAACACAGATCTAAAACTAGACTCAACTAATCATGACATACCTTCTGCGTTTGCGGATTTGATATTTGCCTACGACACAGAAAAAGACAAAGCACTATACACTGAATACAACAAAGAAATTACATCAGCTAACTGTGATTGCAATAAAATAAAGAGTATATTACTACAAAGCCGAGCATGTCCAACCACCACCTTGGTCAGTAAATTTAATGGACCGTGCTTGTTGTTAACACATCTAGGGTCAGATATTGCCCTAGACAATATGCATAAAGTATTTTCAAATTTAACCGTGATAAAGGTTGTATTTGATGATCACGCAGAATACCTAGAATGCCATGAAAGAAAATACGGCAATTTAGATTTTGCGGATAACGAATGGCAGGTCAGCGGGATAGATTATACAAAAGAATACCATAATGGTATTACTGTCAAGTTAAAAGATATTAAACAGTTGAAATTAGATTATTTGAAAGGGTGTTTATTATGATCATTGGTGTATGTGGATTTATTGGCTCAGGAAAAGATACTGTAGCAGACTACCTAGTGAATTTTCACGAGTTTAGACGTGAGAGTTTTGCCAACACTCTTAAAGATGCCGCAGCCGCAGTGTTTGGTTGGGATAGAACCATGCTAGAAGGGCGAACAAAACAAGCCCGTGAATGGCGTGAACAAGTAGATCCGTGGTGGGCAGAGCGGCTGGGCATACCTAATTTAACCCCACGTTGGATCCTGCAATACTGGGGTACGGAAGTATGCCGTAAAGGGTTCCATGATGATATCTGGATTGCTAGTTTAGAAAACAAACTTCGCAATAGTCAGGACGATGTTGTGATCAGCGATTGTCGATTTCCCAACGAGATCAAGTCCATTCGTGATCAAGGCGGAACAATTATTTGGGTTAAGCGAGGTGAGTTGCCCAAGTGGTATAACGATGCTGTCAACGTTAACAACGGTGAACGCAATATGTCCTTTGCCACTAGCAGAGCCAGGTTAGAGAAGTTAGGCATTCATACCAGCGAAACAGCCTGGGTTGGAACCAAGTTTGATTTTGAAATAGACAACAACAGTAGCTTAGACGATCTGTACCAACAAGTCAAAGATCTGGTTCAAGATCACCTTGTTTCCACGGAAGATCACTGAGACGAATTGCTACCACACAGTTTTGGCACACACACTTTAAGTTCCTAGGAGCAGAGTTGTTTAAGTTTCCGTCTAAATGATACACCAATATCTGTGCTTGATATCTTGCTTTAAAGCCACATTTATCACATACTAATTTTTTCTTAAAGCCACTAAACTGCCACCTAGGCACGGGTGGCTTAATTTTTTTGTTTTTTTTATTACAAGTCTCGCATCTTGAACGATAGTGTACCGTACCGTTAGGTGATCGGTAATTTATTGCTTTCGGACGCTGGTTGCAAGCTGGGCATATTGGACGGTTCATAGTGTTATTTAACACGAACCTTTGGCAAAGGGCACCTAATAGGTTGGTTTTCTGGAGTTATCAATAAATATTAATAACTTTAAAAGGAACGGACCATGGCACTAACATCACCTGGCGTACAAGTAACGATAATTGACGAAAGTAATTATCTTCCAGCGGCGACTAACTCAGTCCCATATATTATGGTGGCCACTGCACAAAACAAAATCAGTGGAACCGGAACCGGAGTAGCTGCCGGTACTTTAGCAGTCAATGCAAATAAAACATATTTAATTACTAGTCAAAGAGATTTGGCCGCCACTTTTGGTGTGCCTTTCTTCTACAAAACTTCTGCTGGCACCCCAATCAACGGGTACGAGCTTAATGAATATGGTTTATTGGCTGCTTACTCAGCATTGGGTGTAACTAATAGAGTATACATTCAACGTGCCGACATTGACTTATCTGAATTGACTGCAAGTCTATCACGCCCAGTTGGCGCACCAGTAAACAACACATATTGGTTAGATACCGCTAACTCACTGTGGGGTATATTTGAGTGGAGCCTGACTACAAATGCATTTACTAACAAAGTACCGTTGGTAATTACATCAACTGCAGATTTAGAGTCTGGCACCACTGCTCCATCGCAGAGTTTTGGTAGCATTGGAGATTATGCAGTTAACACAACAGATGTTGCAAATCCAACATACTACAAAAACAGCAGTAACTTGTGGGTATTAATTGGTAGCGATGACTGGAAATCATCATGGCCTACTGTGCAAGGCACTGCCGCACCAGGACCATTGACAGCGGCCAGTACAATTAGAATTAACGGAACCGAAGTAGCAGTTCCAGCCGCCGCAAGCAACACAGTTTCTGGTTTAGCTAACGCAATTAATGCGGCTGCTATTACTGGTGTAACTGCATCAAACTCTAATGGTAAGTTGGAAATTCAAGGCAATAGCACATCAACTAGCGATGGATCAACTGCTGACGGTGGTATTATCACTATCGAAGCTGGATCCGTTGGTGGTGCCGCATTGCTAACACAACTAGGAATCACAGCACGTTCGTACTATGTTCCACGTTTACAACAGAGCTATAGCTACACCATACCACGCTGGAGATCAACAGATGCTGAACCAACTGCAACTGGTTCTGTATGGAACAAAATCAATAGTGTCAATCTTGGTACTAATTTAACAGTGTCAAAATACAGTTCAATACTTGCATCTTTTATTGAACAAACTTGTGCTGTATATCAGAATGACCAAAGCGCAAATAAAACATTGGATCCTAGTGGTGGTGGTAAAAATATTGCCGCAGGAACAACCTATGCGCAATATAATGTAAGTCCAGAATTTGTATCATCAACTTCATCTTACAATAACACATTTACACTTCAACTATTTGAAAGAAAATCAACAGGTGCAACTGTGATTCTTGGTGATGATTCAACGCCAACATTTACATCAGGTGATCAGTTTACAATCTCAGCAAGTGTTGCAAACAGCACTACGTTAAGCACACCTGTAACAGCAACCGTTGCAGGAACAACAGCCAGTGATTTTGTGTCAGCAGTGAGCCAGGCCGCAGTGCCGTATGTTAGCGCAACTATTACTAGTTCAGGCGCAATATCGTTTACACATAGCCAAGGCGGTGTAATTGTGCTAGCAGAAGTTGGCGCAGATACTGCGGTGTCAGACGCTGGTTTTAACGACACAGTGGACGGCGTTCGTTTAGATACCGATGGCACATCGCTAATCCTGAGTAACTGGGTTACATTTGATTACACTGCATCTCTAACTTCGCCAAATACTGCACCGCCAGATGGACGCTATTGGTATTACAGCGCAGTTGACCAAGTTGATATTATGATCAACAACAACGGCGCCTGGCTTGGCTATAAAAATGTAACCAGCGATGTGCGCGGTTATAATTTAACATTGACCAATGCAACTGGGCCACAAATCAGCCCAACAGCACCTACCACTCAAAATGACACTGCACTAAGCCCCCTAGTGTATGGTGATTTGTGGGTTGATACCAGCAACTTAGAAGCATACCCAATACTCAAGCGTTGGGAAATTGTTGACGGAGTTGACCAATGGACCACAATTGATGACTCAGATCAAACCACTGAGAATGGTGTACTATTTGCCGACGCACGTTGGGCAACAAACGATACAACAAACCCAATCACCGACGATATTCCAACTATTGTTAGCTTGCTGACCAGCAACTACTTAGACATTGACGCACCAAGCCCAAGTCTATATCCAGATGGAATGCTGTTGTGGAATACTCGACGCAATGGCTTCAATGTTAAATCATATCAAGTTGACTACTTCAATGCTGCCAGCTTCCCAGATGATATTTTACCAGATGTAACAAATGCTTGGGTAACAGCCAGCGGCAACAAAAACGACGGCAGTCCTTACATGGGTCGTCAGGCTGTACGTAGCCTAGTAGTTGCCGCACTCAAATCTGGATTGGATACTAGTCAAGCCGCACGTGAAGAACAAAACGTGTACAACTTGATTACAACTCCTGGTTATCCAGAACTAATGACCAACATGGTTGCGCTCAACAACGAGCGTAATAACACAGCGTTTGTCATTGCTGATACACCACTGCGTTTGGGACCTGATGGAACTGAACTAATTACCTGGGCCACAAACAACAACGGTCTTGGAACAGATACTGGTGACGGCCTTACAACTGGAAGTCAATACATGGGTGTATTCTACCCAAGTTGCCAGACCACAGATTTGTCAGGTAGCCCAGTGGTACAACCGCCAAGTCACATGATGTTACGCACTATTCTGCGCAGTGACAACGTGAGCTTCCCATGGTTAGCACCAGCCGGTGTACGTCGCGGTGTCATTGACAATGCTGATGCAATTGGTTATATCAATGCAACCACCGGCGAGTTTGTACAAATTGGTGTACGCCAAGGTGTACGTGACATCTTGTATGAAAACAAGATTAACCCAATTACGTTTATCCCAGGAATTGGTATTACCAACTATGGTAACAAGACTGTTACAGGTATTACTAGTGCTCTTGATCGTATTAACGTGGCACGTTTGATTGCATTTATCCGTGGTCGCTTGCAAGAAATTGGAACAAACTTCTTGTTTGAACCAAACGATCAAGTAACTCGTGATGAAATGAAAAACAATTGCGAAAGTTTGATGATTGATTTGATTGCAAAACGTGGTATCTATGATTACCTAGTTGTTTGCGACTTGTCAAACAATACACCAGCACGTATTGATAGAAACGAGCTATATGTAGATATTGCTATTGAGCCTGTTAAGGCAGTTGAATTTATCTACATTCCTGTACGTATCAAGAACACTGGAGAAATTGCAGGCGGACAAACTGCAAGTTCATCAGCTGTCTAATGAATAAATTGGGGCAATGCCCCAATTTATCAGGCAACAATTACCATAAATAAAGATATAGGAGAACAAAATGGCTGTTTCATCACTAACTAGAATGACAGTACCTTTGGCAAGTGACCAAAGTGCTAGCACCCAAGGCTTGCTAATGCCTAAACTAAAGTATCGCTTCCGCGTTACTTTTGAAAACTTTGGTGTATCAACACCACGTACCGAACTAACAAAACAAGTTATTAGTTTTGCTCGTCCAGAAGTAACATTTGAAGAAATGTTGGTTCCAATTTACAATAGTACATTGAAACTTGCTGGCAAGCATAGCTGGGGCGATGTCACTTGTGAATTGCGTGACGATGCTGGCGGCAACGTTACCAAACGTGTTGGCGAGCAACTACAAAGGCAATTAGATTTTGCCGAACAAGCCAGCGCCGCTGCCGGTATTGACTATAAGTTTGTTACACGATTTGAAGTACTTGATGGTGGTAACGGTACTGCACAACCTGTAGTACTTGAAACCTGGGAGATTTATGGTTGCTACCTCAAAGGTGTTAACTATAATGATTTCAACTATGGCACCAGCGAAGCTGCAACAATCAGCATGACAATTGCCTATGATAATGCACTACAAGTAGGTAGCCCAGGCGGTGTTGGCACCGTAATTGGTCGCATCGCTGGTGATGTAATCACAGGCTAATACAATGTCATTTGGACAGGACTTCATGAAGGGGTTCTTTGGATCAGACGGTTTGCGTGATTCGCAAACCGCCTCCAAGACCTTTCGAACAAACGGCTACGAACTTTCTCCTAGATTTAAGTTCCTGTTCCATGTGTCGTTTACGCTTAACACTACTGAAATCCCTGCGCTTAAAAGTATTTTTGGCGAGTCGGGTACTAATCAAATTGGGTTAACTGTAAAAACTATTAATCTCCCGTCTTATAACATTGATCATGAAGAACTAAATCAATACAATCGTAAAAGACTAGTTCAAACACAGATCAAATATCAACCAGTTGATATCACATTTCATGATGACGGCGGAGACGTAACACGTAATTTGTGGTATAACTATTTTGCGTATTATTACAAAGACCCAAGCCAACAATATGGCAGCACTAGCAACTTAAACGGCAGTATTGGTGCATTGGCCAACATGCCGGGATTCAGTTACAATACTCGAGACATTTACACAGATAGCCGTCCAGTTAATGATTGGGGCTATGTTGGCGAAAGCTACACTGACAGCAGTGTGTTAGGCAAGCCTGCGTTTTTTAAAGATATTCGTATATACGGATTAAATCAACACAAGTTTGCAGAGTATGTCTTGGTCAATCCCATTATCACAGCCTGGCAACATGATCAATATGATTATAGTCAAGGTGATGGAATGATGCAAAACTCAATGACAGTCAAGTACGAAACTGTCAAGTACCGTAGCGGTGCCATTAGCGGTGTTAGATCAGACACCAATGTTAAAGGATTTGGCGATCCAGCCAACTACGATACTGTGCGTAGCCCAATATCTCGACCTGGTAGCACTGCTAGTGTTCTAGGTCAGGGTGGGCTACTTGATACCGGTATTGGTATTGTTGAAGATTTACAAAGCGGAACATTGCTTGGTGCAATTGGTGCTGTGCAAAAAGCTGGCGCAACGTACAATACGTTCAAAGGTAAGAGTTTACAAAGCATTGCCAACGAAGAAGCAATTGCTGCCTCAAAACAAATTCTACAACAGAGCTTGCCTGGGGCAATTCGCGGTGCTAGTAGTGTACAACTATTTCCAACACCCCCTAGGGCTAATTCTGGTAGCCGGTCACTGTTTAATTTTGGTGGAGTTGGGGTATCATCATCGGGAATAAATATCGGTGGATTTAACCTACCATTCTAATGTCTACAGTAAACGCACCAAACTCAAAAATTGATCAAACGGTAAAAATATTTGATACCTTTTACCTGTTCGAAGCTATTGTACCTGCAATGGAGTATGAAGTCATCTACAGTTACTTTCAGTCGGTCATGGGAACAACACAAGCCGCAGCCAACTTTACTGTCACTGTGTTTAGGATAGCACAAGAAAGTCAGACCCCGGTTATGGCAATATTTGAACAGATCAAAGGCCTTGACCAACCACAATTATCATTAACACTGGCCTACTATCTTAATGGTTTGCAAAGTTTGAGTACATTACTAGGTATTGATGCAGTGGCAACGCCAAACTACTATGCAGCCAGAAATGTTGTGGTATGAGCAAGTTTGCGCAAGGTGTTTTTGTCCCAACCAATCCTGACAAGTATGTAGGTCGAGGTAACATACGTTATCGCAGTGGCTGGGAACATGCTTTTATGCGATTTTGCGACACCAACGATCATATATTACAGTGGGCCAGTGAGAATGTTAGAATTCCCTATCGTCATCCACTCACAGGTAAAACTACAAACTATGTGCCAGATTTTTTGATCACGTATAGAACACGCAACAACAAAGTATGTGCTGAGCTGATTGAAATAAAACCCAAAAAACAAAGTGTACTAGAAGCAAAGATGAGCGATAGAGACCGTGCCATTGTTGCCATTAACTATGCCAAATGGGATGCCGCACAAAAGTGGTGCCGCAAACAAGGACTGGTATTTAGAGTTATTACCGAAGATCAGATCTTCCGTAACGGCAACAAGTAAGCCATAAATATGGCATGACTAGAAAACTCGAAGAACTATTTGATTTGCCAACAAAAGAAGACAATGCCCCTGCAGAGTTTTTGTCACCGCCCAGCAAAGAAGAATTAATTGAAATAAACAACACCATTGATAAAATTGAAGCTGCCTTGCCCATGGTCAAAGGGCTTGATGCCAGTGATTCAGAAATGGATGAGTTGGCCACCAAGGCTGTGGAAAGCTACGAAAGTCTAATAGACTTGGGCATGCAAGTTGACAGTCGATTTGCCAGTGAAATTTTATCTGTGGCTGGCACAATGCTGGGGCATGCAATTACTGCCAAGACAGCAAAGATGAATAAAAAATTGAAGATGATTGATCTTCAATTAAAGAAATTAAAATTAGATCAGGATCAGGCCCGTCACACCGCTGACAATGAGCCTGATAGCGGCGCTACAGAACAGGGTCATGTGCTAGATCGCAACGATTTACTACAACGTTTGATTGGCGATCGAAACCAAATTAGCAAATGACAATAAATATCATATAGGAATCCAACATGAAAACTTTTCAAGACTACCTAGTAGAAAGTGCTAGAACATATGATTACAGAATTAAAATTGTAGGCGACACGCCCAACAATTTTATCAAAGAATTGACCAGCAAGTTTGATCAATTTGATCCAGTATCAGTGTCTAGTCCAAAAACTACTCCCATACAAAAGCAGCCTGCTGATTTTCCAGGCTTCCCCAACGAATCAGTGACATTTTTTGATGTTAGTTTTACATACCCTGCCATTGAACCGCAGATCAAGCAGTTGGCGCAGTTGTTGGGTGTAGACCCCAATAGAGTTATCATGCCAACACAGAAGTATGATGAAAGCAATGAAACTATTGCCAAGGACATTGAAGATCAAAACAAAGATTTATTAGCTGACACAGATTTCCCTGCGCCTGACAAAGCACAAAAAGCCGCAAGCAAAGATTATGCAACTGGTCCCTACGATCATGCTGTGTTGAAAAATGCTTACCGCAGTGACTTCACTGTGGCTGGTGGTAAAACACCTGTACCAGAAACAACCAATGACTTACCAATGGGAACCAAGAGCCCAATGAGTACAATCAAGCGGCCTGCACGTCCGCTTACTGGCCGAAACCCAAGAGGATAATTCAAAATGACATTTTTTTACGACTTAAACAAAAGACTAGACGGCATACGTGCCACTCCTGAAACTACTCATAAACAATTAAATGAGCGTGACATGAGCAAGAGCATGGACGAAAGTGCGTTCCAAGCAGCCATTGGTAAAAAGAAATATGGTGACGAAGGCATGAAAGCCTTGCAAAAAGCTGGACGCAATCACTCCAGCGACAAGACCATGGATGCCATCCGTAACAGATTTGACAAGTACGATGAAAGTCAGGGCATGGCCGATGAAGGAACTGCATTTACCAAGGCTGTAGTTGATGCCAAACGAGACGGTATTCAACCTGGTGAGAAAATCAACGTTGGCGGAAAAGAATATCCAGTCAAAGAAGCTGCAGGCGCAGTTGACTTTGACAAAGTACTAGATGCTATTGCCGCAATGTATGGCAATGACATGTGGCAAAATGATGCCATGCAGGATCTGGCCAATGATCTTGCACAGGCTGGACCAACTGATCGCGAACTAGATTTTATCATTGCCAAAGGTCGGTTACCAAAGCGTCTAGCTAACACACAATTCTCAGCAGGTGACAATGTTCAATTTGGCGAAGCCAGTGCTCCAATGACTGCCAAGCAAAAATCATTTGCCGCATTGGCTGAACCCAAAGACAAAATCACATTTGCTGACAAAATTGCTGGCGCCAAAAAAGAAGTTGACGAAATGCTAGGCGATGTAGCCGCAGAAGCAATGAAGAAAGCACTGGGTGGCGGCATGGGTCGCAGTGCTGAAATGGAAGAAAAAGAAGATAACAGTCCATTCACAGCACACAAGCGTCCACGCACAGAACGACCCAAAGTCGGCAGCGTTGAGCGTGGGGCATTGCATGACATTGAACACACCGCAACCGGTCGCAAAGTAACACGTAGAGTTGATCCCAACACCGGACACAGTGTTGGTGCCGATGATGACACTCCTGCCACTGGAGAAAAGCGTGGTAAAGGACGTCCAAAGAAAGCTGGCGGCCCAAATCAAGAGCGTGTAACTGCCAAGAGTCGTAAAACAGATCGCACAGCACATGGTCAGGATGGCTTTAAGAAAGATAAAAAAGTCAAAGAAAGTGACGAGTACGGTGATGAAGGCGACATGGCCAAAGATGACTTGCGTAGTATTGCCAAGGCAGCCGCAGAACTTAATTCATTGTTAAACGACCATGATGATTTACCAGAGTGGGTTCAGAGCAAAATTACCAAAGCTCTAGACTACATCAACACCAGTAACCAATACATGGACCAGGAAAAATCTGATGACGACACCGGCGATGATGTTGTAATGGGTGGCGATGAAGAGCTAGACGAAAAAGCCACAAGCAAAGCACAACGTAGAGCTGCCGCAATTGCCATGCATGCTCCCAAAGGCAAACTTCAGGGCGCCAGCAAAGAAATGAGCAAGATGCCCAAGAAAGAACTAGAGAAGTTTGCCGGCACAAAAGAAAAGGGCCTGCCTAACAAGAAAGAAAAAACTCAAGAAACAACCTCTGCAGGTTCAGTGGCAACAAGCACTGCCGCTCCAAAGGCAGGCAAAGGCGGAGTACAGTTTGGTAAAGGCATCTATGAAAGTCTAGATCGCCAGCTAAAACAACAACTCAACGAAGAAATGAGTATCAACATGAGTATTGGCACAGACGGCCGTAAAAGCATAACTGTCACAGCCTCAGATGAAGATGCCGACCAACTAGCGCAGATTTTGAATCTAGCAGGTTTGCAAGGTCATGATCATGGCGCAGAAGCATGCCCTTCATGCGGCCAAGCCCCATGTGGTTGCGCTGAAGTTGTTGATGAGAATGCACCAGACTATCCACAGAACATGGGCCAAACGTCAGATACTAACTTTATGACCAAGACCAATGCTGGCGGCTTAAACAAAGAAAAATATACTGGACAGTCAACTATTCCGGTATTGGCAAGCCAAGGTGATAGACAACATGCTTACGAGAATGTTGAACTAGAGCGTAGCTTGTTTAAATTGTATCAGGAAGTTAAATCAAAATGAAATCACTGCGTGACTATCTCAACGAAAGCGAATACGCCTACAACAACCCAGTGGTAGGCGATAATTTTGCTATCAACGTCAAAGAAGAATGTTTGTTAGAAACATACATCTGTGGCGAAACCAAAGATGGAATAGTATTACATGCTGACGATCGTTTAATGGACTTGCTTGAAAGTTATGGATATATTGGCACACAAATTGACGAAGCCACCAGCAACAGCATTGAGTTCCAAGGCCGCACAGTTGATCGTGCCAGCATAGAACTTGACGATGTAGATTCAAGTGATTATCCAGACTTTTCAGATGCATATATTAGCTACGCCACATACACTGATGGTACACCACTTGGTGATGACGAACTAAATCAATTCAACGATCAATATTCTGACCTAGTACATGAGTTGGCATATGATAGTCTGCATGAAGATTCCATGGACGAAGCTGAATATCACGGACGTAATGTTCCGTTAAACAAGCCCATGCAAGGTGATGTTAAAAAATCTAAAGTGTATGTTAAAAATCCCAAAGGTAACATAGTAAAAGTCAACTTTGGCGATCCTAACATGAAAATTAAAAAATCAAACCCTGCTCGACGCAAGAGTTTTAGAGCAAGGCACAACTGTGAGAATCCTGGACCAAAAACCAGTGCTCGCTATTGGTCATGTCGTGCTTGGTAAAAGGAAAATAAAATGCCCGCAAATGTCTATACAAGTTTAGGTAACGCAACAGTTTACACAGATAAACTACAAATTACCACCGCTGCCAACGCAGTTACATATCAAACTTATGCTGTGGCCATAGGCACAGCAGCCGCCGCAGGCAATGTCTTTAGTGCACCTATTAATATTCCAGCCAACACTGTGTTTGAAGTTTACTCGGGTGCAGGCAACAAAGTCACTGTTGTTGGAACACCATTTACTGCATTGGAACTTGGCACAGCCAGCTCAGGTATCATTGGCGTGTCAATGTCAGTGCCGCCATCAAGATAATATAATGCGAGCACAGGAGTTTATCACCGAGCAAGACGGCACAATAGGCAAACGTAGACAAGTTGCCACAGTGGGCCTAAATGTGTTCAGTGACAGTGAAAGATCCAATAGTGACTACACTCTTAATCGTGTGATGATGGCTGTGGCCATGGCCGACGGCTCTGGCAATGCTTTGGACATGGATGAAAAAAGTTGGGTTGGCAAGCAACGTTCAGCACATCCTTATACCAAAGTTGAGCAAAACATGCTCAAACAGGCTTTCAAAGCCGCTGGCGCAAACTACACAGATTTAAATCACGGCGACATGGATTCTGAAGAGCATCCAGCAGTCAACACCACTAGCCCAATTCAAGGGTTCAAGGGCTACTGATGAGAGCCCGTGAGTTCATTACTGAACAAAAAGAACTGGCACCAGAGCAGGCTAACCCCATGCGTTACACTTATGTGATTCCGGGACTCAGTGCATCGGACCCTTACAACAACTATAGATTTGGTGTGGCAATGGCTAGAGCCCGTAGCGATCAGGCAACCGACGGAGTAAACCCGTTCCGACCAGATTGGAGTGCAGAAACACCGTTTGGTGAACACGGTGTAGTAGTTGGCATGAATGCTGGCATTGCTCCACTTATTGACCAAGCATTGAAAATGACCAACACACCGGGTGGTAAGAAATTAGTGTCTACTCCCAAAAGCGATGAACCTGACTTTGTAGTCACACAAAGTCCAGTCAAGCCATTTAAGGGTTATTAACATAATGGCTAATCCACCTCCACCATACGACAACATCACAGGTATAAGCCGTGCTGTGATGAAAGACAATGCACAAGTAACATTGGCCAACTACAATGGCAATGCTAGACCTGGCGAGCTGGTTGTTGACCAAAGCACCGATCAAGTGTATATTGGCAACAGCTCAGGTACGTTGACACAGATTGCTGCTGGCATTGACAACGGTGGATCTAGTGGATTACCTGCAGGCTTTTATCAAATGGCATACAATCCCACCACAGGTGAAATTGTTTACTACACTTAACGTTTTAATATGAAAAAACTCTTCCTGCTCTTACTTGTATTACCCGTGCTGGCCTTTGCACAACCCAAACAACGTCCAGGCGTCACATATGATGCTGTGATCACCAGAGTCATAGACGGTGACACAGTGGGCATTCAAGCCACATGGCTGCCAGCACCGCTCAAACCAGAACTCAGTGTTCGTGTGTACGGTGTAGACACTCCTGAAAAAGGACATCGTGCGCAGTGTGCCAGTGAAGCACAAAGAGGTGAAGCAGCCTCGGCATTTACCAAGCAACTGATTGCCAACAGTCAAAAACGACAGATTGTGCTCATGGACTGGGACAAGTATGGCGGACGTGTGCTTGGCGACGTCATCCTCAACGGCGTTAGTCTGCGCCAACAGTTAATCGCCAATGGTTTTGCTCGCGAATATTACGGCGAAGCGAAAACCAGTTGGTGTCAATAACACACCTTAGGACCGGTACTTGTTACCGAACAGTGTGAGGCGGCTGCTGCCTTGGGTAATCCGATTCGCTACCGGAACCCCTGAAGTGAGCTTTTTCTTTTGACCAAACACTTTTAGTTAAATATTGGTATGGCCGCAAAAGACGAAATCACATTAATCAAATCCCCGCATAAAAAACAGTTGTACTCAGACATAGAATTACAACAGTTTGCAAAGTGTGCTGACCCTGTGACAGGCCCACTGTATTTCATGGACAATTTTTTCTATATACAACATCCTACCAAAGGTAGAATGTTGTATCACCCGTTTGATTATCAACGTCGACTTGTGGAAACATATCACAACTATCGATTCAGCATTTCAATGATGCCGCGGCAAACTGGTAAGTCAACATCGGCAGCTGGATATTTGTTATGGTATGCAATGTTTGTACCAGACAGCACAATCTTGGTTGCCGCACACAAGTACACTGGATCACAAGAGATTATGCAACGCATTCGTTATGCGTATGAAAGTGTGCCAGACCATATCAGAGCCGGAGTCACAAGTTACAACAAAGGCAATTTAGATTTTGACAATGGCAGTCGTATTGTTTCAGCAACTACCACAGAAAATACCGGTCGTGGTATGAGTATATCATTGCTGTACGCAGACGAGTTTGCATTTGTACGACCCACCATTGCCACAGAATTCTGGACCTCTATCAGCCCCACGTTGGCCACTGGTGGTAAAGCAATTATTACCTCAACACCCAACAGCGACGAGGATCAGTTTGCACTGTTATGGAAAGGTGCCAACAAGTGTGAAGATGCATATGGCAACCCCACTGAATTAGGTATCAACGGATTTAAATCATATCGTAGTTACTGGAAAGAACACCCGGACCGTGATGACAAATGGGCAGTTGAACAACGTGCACAATTGGGCGAAGATCGTTTTAGACGAGAAATGGACTGCGAGTTCATTATCAATGACGAAACACTAATTGCACCTACTACATTAATTGACTTAGCTGGTGAAGACCCAGCTTACAGAATTGGTCAAGTACGTTGGTACAAAAAACCCGAACGAGATCGCATTTATGTTGTGGCCTTGGATCCCAGCCTTGGCACCGGCGGCGATCCGGCTGCTATACAAATATTCGAAGCCAACACCACAGTACAGATAGGCGAATGGCGACATAATAAAACCACAATTCCTGAGCAAATACGCATACTGGCCGACATTGTTGCACACATCAACGAAGTTGTTAAAAATCCACAGAACGTGTATTTCAGTGTGGAAAACAACACCATTGGCGAGGCCGCACTGATATCCATTGCTGAGTACGGAGAAGAAAACATACAGGGCTATTTCCTCAGCGAAATTGGTGGCACCAGTGGCCGCAGGTATCGCAAAGGATTTAACACAGCACACAAGAGCAAACTTGCGGCCTGTTCTAAATTCAAAAACTTAATTGAATCACGTCGAATGACCATCAACAGCCGGCCGTTAATCAGCGAGCTTAAAACCTTTGTGGCACATGGCCTTAGCTATGCGGCCAAACCCGGGGAAACTGACGACTTAGTAATGTCTACATTGTTGGCTGTGCGTATGCTACAAACCCTGCAAAACTACCACAGTGATCTCAATGCACAGATCAAAGACCACAGCGACATGCTAATTGAGCCCATGCCCTTTATTAGTATAATGCGATAAATAAAAAACTATGGCAACAAATACACCTTCAGCACAATTACACGATTTATTGGTCACGCATGACTTTGATGTAGAATCAAAAGATGCCAAACGCCCTAACACCACACCTGCGCCCGAAGATGCAGACATGTTTGTGTTTGATTTTGAGGCCAACGGAAACAACTATGGCACTGTGGTGACCTTATTTGACAAAGACGGAACATTGAATTTATTCTACGGTGACAACGTGGGAAAATCCATGGAACCTGCAGATAAAAAAGAATGGTACGATTTTCTTTACCAGCTCACCATGTTTGCCAAGCGCAACTGCCCGTCTTTTGAAATGCAAAACATCAGTAGATTGAAGTACACTCTCAAAGGCATTTCGGCAATCAACGAAGGATTGTTTGAAGGCTACTATGGAAACAAGAAAGTCAGCTATGCCGGCGAGCCCACAGAAGCACGATTGATGATCAAACACAATCGTCAACTGGGTGAAAATGACAAGCGTTATCGTTATGTGGAAAGTTTGTTTATTGAAACTGCAGATGATCAAAGATTTAGACTACCATTTACAAATCTAGCTGGTGGCCGCGCCATGCTAGAGCATGTACGCCAGGGTGGCAAGCCCTACGACATTCGTGGTTGCCATATTGCAGAAATGGTGGAAGATGCCAAAGTACTAAGCAGATTTAATCGTGCTAAACAAAATAAGATTTTTGAAGGCGAAACCAGCGAGTTAGTTGAAGCCAGCACAGCCTACTACGAAAGTGTACGCCACACTATCAAAAGTCTAGGCAACGGACGTGGATATCAAAAGTACTTTGAGTCCTGGAGTCCAGCGCAGATCAACGAAACTGACACCTTAGTTGACTCAATAAAAGAAATGTTTATTGAACAAACACTAGACTCTAGAATTGAGCAGGCCCTGCCAATACTGGCCAAAATAAGACAAAGAGAGACCAATATGAAAGAAGCACAAGTATTTGAAAACTGGGTCAACCAGGTATGTGAGGGAACTTGGAGTTTGCCAGACGATCCTGACCAACGAGCTAAATTACAAAAGCTAATGAGCCAACCGTTGCTGGTTGGTCCAGACGCAACCAATGCCACTGAACAGTTGTATGACCTAGTGGGTGATGATCAGTTGTTTGATATCTTGGGCGACATAGCTGACCAGGATGGTGGCCCAGACATGAACGCCTGGGATGATCCGCGTGTGATGGACCGCATGTATGAATTGGGCATTGATATGGCCCAGCCAGATGGTAATCAGGAGCAAGACATTGACCCTAGACAAGATCTAGATGAGTTGTCTCCTCAAACACTGGCAAGTTATGTTAAAAAATCCAATACTGATGCTAGAGATAGACTTCGTCAAGATCCAAAAAATCAATTTAAAAAAGCTGAAAAAAGAACCGCTGGTATAGGTCAAGCCATTGGCAAAATTCGTGCCACAATGGAACCTGCTACTAAACAGCAAGGTGTAGAGGAAGGTGCCATGAAGCACCAAATGCATGCTGATGCAGACCGCATGAGTCGTGAACAATTTTGTGACAAGTATGGCAACGAGAACGGAGAATTCTGGGATAACATAAATGGCGAACTCAACGAGGGCCAAGAAGACAGCGCAGTAGCCAGTGCTCTTACACGTCGCATCATGAGTCAACGTTTGGATTTGCTAAAGAAATATGGTCCAGTAAAAGTTACTCAAGCAATTGATTCTGCCGCAGAATTTTTTGGTGACGTAGAAGAAATTGGTAGCAGTGACCTGAATGCCTACATGCAATATGTTGAAAAAGAACTAGGCGGCATGGCTGAGCAAGGTATAGATGAAGCTGATATGAACCGTAGAGGATTCTTAAAAGGACTTGGCGCTGCCGCAGTGGCCGGAGCCGCTGGTGTAGCAAGTGCTGATCAACAACAAGATTTAGGCAATGGCTTTGTTTTAACAACTATCAATGTTGCTGGACACACAGTTAAAGCAGTATTAGACACTGAAAGCAACATAAGTGTTACTCTAAATCGTGGTACTAATGGATCTGCTATTATCAGAAGTCAAGCACGTTTTCTTTCAGTCAAGGATGGAAAAATTGTAGGCGCAAGCATGGATGTTGGACCGGCCACCACTGCCGCAATGAAAAAAGCTGGACTGTTAGAAAATGTAGAGCACGGTATGGAGGAAGCAATTGATCCAACAAATCCCAGAGACTACGAGATTCCAGCTTACCAACGCAAGGAAAAAGGTATGCCACCCCTGACCCCCAGCGACATCGAAGACAAAGACAACGCCAGTCCAACCACACAACAAGGTCTAGACACACTAAAAAACAAATTGGGCATTAGAGAAAACAAAGATTTGACTAGAATTAAGCAACTTCTTCAAAAGATATAAATAATCATTGACACAAAGCAAAAATGCGTGTACACTTAGTCTGTGTGTGCATTTTTGCCTAGTGTATTAGGCATCGTGTTCGTAAGAGCACACACAAAGGCTATATTAGGCATATTTAAAGGAGAAATCATTATGGCATCATTAGCAGACATTCGTGCAAAACTACAAGCCGCTGAAAGCAACAAAGGCGGCAACTCACAAACAGGTGGCGACAACGCTATCTATCCACACTGGAACATCGACGAAGGTACAAGCGCATCAGTTCGCTTTTTACCCGATGGCAACTCAAAAAATACGTTCTTCTGGGTTGAACGTGCAATGATCAAACTTCCGTTTAACGGCATCAAGGGTGAATCTGAAAGCAAACAAGTTCAGGTACAAGTCCCTTGCGTTGAAATGTGGGGCGAGGCTTGCCCGGTCCTAGCAGAAGTGCGCACTTGGTTCAAAGACAAGAGCCTGGAAGACATGGGTCGCAAGTACTGGAAGAAACGTAGCTACGTGTTCCAAGGCTTTGTACGTGAGAATCCTCTTGCTGACGACAAGTCACCAGAAAACCCAATTCGTAGATTCATTATTGGTCCACAAATTTTCCAGACTATCAAAGGCGCTTTGATGGATCCTGAGTTGGAAGAATCACCAACAGACTTGGTGCGTGGTTTAGATTTCCGTGTTACTAAAACCAGTAAAGGCGGATATGCTGACTACAGCACAAGTAAATGGGCACGTAAAGAAAGCCCGCTCACCGAAGCTGAAGCAATGGCACTTGAAAAGCATGGTTTGTATAACTTGAATGAGTTCTTGCCCAAGAAACCCGGCGCAGAAGAATTGCGTGTCATCAAAGAAATGTTTGAAGCCAGCGTAGATGGTCAACCATACGACACCGAGCGTTGGGGATCCTACTACCGTCCAGCTGGTGTAAGTGCACCTGCAGGTGGTTCAAGCAACAGCACATCAGCTCCAACACTCAAGGTGGCCACACCATCTCCAGTCACTGAAGATGACATCCCACCATTTGATGTAGATGAACCAGCAGTGGCATCAACACCAGTTGCTAAACCAGCTGGCGACACTAAAAAAGCTGATGACATTTTGGCTATGATTCGAGCTCGACAAAACAAGTCGTAATCTAATCAATGTTGAGTCAAATTGATAAAACAATTTGTCCTGACAGTTGTGAGGTGGTAGAGATACCATCCTCACAACAACATGTGTTTTTAATTTTCAAAAATGCTAGTTCTTCTATACGTATGGAATGCGAACGCCAGTCAGGAAAACACTACAATGCCAGCAATGTAACAGAACTTGCAGACATTGATGTTTATCTACGTCAGCCTCGTGCTAGATATGTGTCTGGAGTCAATACATTTTTACAAAATTTACTCAAAGAAAATTCCAAGTTAGATCGACAAACAATTTTGTTCTTTGTTAAACAATTTCATTTCTTAAATCGTCATTATCTTCCGCAGTTTCACTGGTTGTTGAACTTAAACAGATTTAACAATCATTGCAGATTGACACTGCGCGATGTTGATACTGTTGCAACAATTACAGATTATTATGATCAGCCTGTTGAAATATTAGCTGATGATCATTTTGAAGATTTGTTACAAATTGATAATCGGGTTGAGTTATGGTTTTTCTTAGATAACATACTTAGAGAATTAATTGGAAAAACGTTGACATTTGCAGAAATATTAGAATACATTAAACACACACAGCCTGACACATTTGATATTATTTTCAAAGACCAATTAGCATTATTACAGCCAGCGTATGTATTGTCCAAGACTTGATCACTTTGCAAGACTTAATCCCGAAGGAAAGATTTCAAAGTGTGGTCACATGGTCAATGCACCATTGTTTAGATCATTCAATGAAATGCAATCTAGTCAATGGCTAGAATCGGTCAAGGAACAACTTGATAATGAAGTATGGCCCAGCGAATGCGTTAGATGTCAGACAACTGAAGAAATCAACGAAGGTAGTGTTCGGTTACAAACTATTAGTAGACACAACAACCTGCTAGTGCATAATCCCAATTATCTAATAATTGGCGGCGTCTTAGACAATGTATGTAATAGTGCATGCCAAAGTTGTAACAGTGATTTAAGCACAAAAATTGGTAGCTTAGAAAGTGGTAAAAATTATATACAGATCAACAACGTTGAATTGTTTAATCGATTGCCCAAAGACCAAATAGTGCAATTGGATATCAATGGTGGGGAACCAACTGCAAGTCCAAATTATCAAGCATTGTTACAATCCTTGCCAGACTCTGTAAAATATGTTAGACTTAATACAAATGCATCCCGAGTATTACCCAATATCGAAGAACTATTACACAAAGACGTTCACTTGACTGTGACTATAAGTTTAGACGGAGTTGGCAATGTGCACGATTATGTGCGTTGGCCAATTAAGTGGACAACTTTCATAGAGACAGTACAATCATATAAACAACTAACAACTCAGTATTCAAATTTACATTTGGATTTTTGGACAACCATACATGCTTTAAATGTAGCTGACTTGGATAACATAATTCAATTTGCAAATAACACTGACATACTTTGGTTTTTTGGCGTGCTCGAAACACCCAGTGAGTTGAGTATCCGTAATACTAATTTGCTCACTTTGTCTGCAAAGAAAAAATTATCATTGTCCAACAACGAGATATGTAGTAAACTATGTAAATTAATTGCAACTGATAACACTAATCAATCTAACATTGACGAATTCATAAACAAACAAGATTCATTGCGAAACATCAACATTTTGCAGTATAATATTTAAAAGGAACTAACATGGCAAAGCCATTTGATATATCAAAATTCCGCAAGGACATAACCAAAAGTATTGAAGGTCTAAGTATTGGATTTAACGATCCAACTGATTGGATCTCAACAGGCAACTTTGCCTTGAATTATCTTATTAGTGGAGACTTCAATCGAGGAATTCCTCTAGGCAAGATTACAGTGTTTGCTGGTGAGTCCGGCGCAGGCAAATCTTATATTTGTTCCGGCAACATTGTTAAGAATGCACAAGAGCAAGGCATTTTTGTTATATTAGTTGACACAGAAAACGCACTTGATGAAACATGGTTACATGCACTTGGCGTTGACACTGGCGCAGATAAGTTACTTAAACTGAACATGAGTATGATCGACGATGTGGCCAAGGCTATTTCAACATTTATGATTGACTACAAAGCATTACCAGACGGCGAGCGTATGAAGGTACTGTGGGTTATTGACTCCTTGGGCATGTTGCTAACACCCACAGACGTTAATCAATTTGAAGCAGGCGATATGAAAGGCGACATGGGTCGTAAGCCCAAGGCTCTTACAAGTCTTGTTCGTAATTCAGTTAATATGTTTGGTGGCTTTAATGTTGGAATGGTATGTACCAACCACACATACGCAAGTCAAGACATGTTTGACCCGGATGACAAGATCAGCGGCGGCCAAGGTTTTATCTATGCATCAAGTATTGTAGTAGCCATGAAGAAAATGAAACTCAAAGAAGACGAAGATGGCAATAAGATTACTGAAGTTATGGGTATCCGGGCCGGCTGTAAAGTAATGAAAACACGCTATGCTAAACCCTTTGAAGGTATGCAGGTTAAAATTCCGTATGAAACAGGTATGAACCCTTACTCAGGACTCACAGATTTGGCTGAAAAGAAAGGCCTACTCAAGAAGGATGGCAATCGATTAATGTTTGTCACCAGTGATGGCGAGATAATTAAACAGTTCCGCAAGGCCTGGGAATTAAATGAAGACGGGTGTCTAGACAAAGTTATGTTAGACTTTAAAAATCAAAAAGAAACAGCAAATACAGCTGAATCAGCGAATGAGGAATAATTTATGAGTATTGAAGTATTGTCGGCAGCATGGGCCGAATTAAAGCGTTATATTAATGTAGTCGATCGAATTGAAGCCGCTGAAACATTCATTAATGTCATGGTTGATAACGACATTACCCCAGATGACATACGGGATGAATTCAAAGGCGACACTGACATTAAAAAAGCATTGGTATCGTACCTTGGTGAAGAAGATGATGTTGAAATTGAAGAAGATGAAGACTACGAAGACTTTGAAGATAACGACGAATAATAATTATGTGGTATTCTCGTGTCACACAAGATTTAGGAGTTCTCCCTGATTTCATATCGCACTATGAACATGAGCTCATCGATGCTAAAAAAGAATGTCGTATTGGCGGCATTGTTGAAAAAAATATCACGGCACTACCAGGCATAACCGAACAACGTTTTAGTCAACTACAAGAAATTGAAGCGGTGCTTAATTTTCTTAATATCCAATTACGTAAGATTCGACGTAGACACTTTCAAAAGTATTTAGAAGGGTATGCAAGGACATTAACTAGTAGAGATGCTGAAAAATATGTTGACGGTGAAGATGAAGTAATTGACTTTGAAACATTAATCAACGAAGTTGCGTTATTGCGCAATAAATGGTTGAGCATTATGAAAGGCCTTGACACCAAGCAATGGCAAATGGGCCATATTGTTCGTTTACGTACTGCAGGAATGGAAGATATACAAGTATGAAGTTAATTCTCGGGCCTTGTGCCATTGAAAGTTGGGAACATGCCAAGCTCATGGTAAATTTGATATTGGAATCTATTCAAGATTTTGATGTGGACTTTTACTATAAAAGCAGTTTTGATAAAGCCAATAGATCTAGTCTTGACAGCGGTCGAGGCGTGGGATTAGAGCAAGGCGCTGAAATTCTACAACGTGTTCGGGAAGATTTTAAAGTTAAAACGTTGACTGATGTTCACGAAACTTGGCAGTGCGATCGCCTCAAAAGAGCAGTAGATGTATTACAGATCCCTGCTTTTCTTTGTAGACAAACTGATCTTTTATTAGCTGCCGGTGAAGCAACACACAGTGTTAATGTAAAAAAAGGACAGTTTCTTGCCCCCTGGGATATGAAAAATGTCGTAGACAAACTACCAAACAACGATGTTTGGATCACAGAGCGAGGAACTAGTTTTGGCTATAATACTTTGGTGGTAGACTATCGTGGTCTAGTAACCATGGCTGAGTGGGGCCGCCCAGTTATTTTTGATGCCACCCACAGTGTTCAACAACCGGGTGGCCTGGGTAAATCTTCAGGTGGTCAGAGACAATTTGTGGAACCTTTGGCACAAGCAGCCGTGGCAGTTGGCGTAGATGGACTATTCATTGAGACACACGACTGCCCCGACCGTGCCCCTAGCGACGGTCCAAATCAAATTCCTGTAACAGAATTAAAAAAAATATTGCAGAATATTTTAAAATTTAACAAATGAAAGAACAAGTATGAGTTATCTATTTACAAGTGAAAGTGTGTCGGAAGGACATCCAGACAAAGTAGCAGACGCTATCAGTGATGCTGTGCTAGATTTGTTTATGGCACAAAAAAACCCAGCACTACGTTGTGCCTGTGAGACATTGGTTACTACTAATAGGGTTGTGGTAGCTGGAGAGTACAAAGGCATGGTGCCCACCGACGCAATCAATGCAGCCATTAGGCGTGTTATCCGTGATGTGGGCTACGAACAAACGGGATTCAACTGGGGCACTGTAGAAATTATCAACTTGTTGCACGGACAAAGTGCAGACATTGCGTTAGGCACAGATAACTTTGGTGCTGGAGACCAAGGATTGATGTTTGGATATGCTTGCAACGAAACTGATGTGCACATGCCCAATGCAATCTATTGGAGCCATAGAATTGTTGAAGAACTTGCTAAAATTCGCAAAGCAGGCACAGTAGTTTGGCTAGAGCCAGATGCCAAGAGTCAAGTTACATTTGAATACAATGATGATGGTACACCGCGCCGTATTGCCAAAGTTGTTTGTAGTACACAACATGCAGAAAGTGCAAGTATTGAACAAGTTCGAATGGTGGTAGAAAACATTATTCGCGGAGTTTTACCTGAAAGGTTTGTAGACAGTGATACTGAATTTTTTATTAATCCTACTGGCAGGTTTGTTATTGGCGGACCTGATGGCGATACAGGTCTTACCGGTCGCAAGATTATTGTTGATACTTACGGCGGCTATAGTCCTCATGGAGGTGGTGCTTTTTCCGGCAAGGATCCTACTAAGGTAGATCGCAGTGCTGCCTATATGATGCGATACATTGCCAAGAACATTGTAGCAAGTGATCGAGCTAACTGGGCCACAGTGCAGATCAGTTACGCAATTGGACTAGCACAGCCCATGAGTTTCTACGTGGAAACAGCAGATGCTCAGCAAGGGCGTGACCTAACTAAGTGGATTACGGACAATGTCGACTTGACACCCAAGGGCATTATTGATCGCTTTGACTTATTCCGCCCCATCTACAGCGCAACAACCAACTATGGGCATTTTGGCAAAGCAAACATGCCCTGGGAAAAACTAGACCTGTTCTAAATCATGTTTAAATACAAGCATGAAAATTGTTATAGTTACCGGCGGGTTTGACCCCGTACATTCAGGACACATATCCTATCTTAATCACGCAGATCATTTAGGTGATCACTTGGTTGTAGGGTTAAATTCAGACGCTTGGCTTGCCCGTAAAAAAGGTCGACCTTTTATGCCTTGGCGAGAGCGTATGGTTGTATTAGGCAACCTTCACATGGTGGACGACGTCATTGATTTTGACGACAGCGATGGCACAGCTTGTGATGCTATCCGTCGAGTTCAAGAAAAATATCCCAACGATGAAATCATCTTTGCCAACGGTGGCGACCGCACCAAAGAAAATATTCCAGAAATGGCATTTGAAGATGTGGAGTTTGTGTTTGGCGTTGGCGGCGAGAACAAAGCAAACTCTAGTAGCTGGATACTAGATGAGTGGAAAGCACCCAAGACCGAACGTGCCTGGGGATATTACCGCGTCTTACATGAAGTGGGTAATCACGTCAAACTCAAAGAACTCACAGTGGCACCCAAAACATGTTTGAGTATGCAACGCCATGATAGTCGTGCAGAATTTTGGTTTGTAGCCGAAGGTGAAGCCACAGTGTACACTGTTGATCCAAAAAGTACAGACCACGACATACTAGCTACTCCAGCTAAACACCAAAGCACATGGATACAACTTAATCAATGGCATCAGTTGTGTAATGAAACTGATAGCCCACTGAAATTAATAGAAATTCAATACGGTGATAAATGTATTGAAGAGGATATACAACGACTATGATTCCAATTTTTATAGGCTATGACCCTAGAGAAGCAATTGCCTTCCACACCTGTGCCAACAGTATTATCAGACATGCAACACAGCCTGTACAAATTATTCCTCTGGCTTTAAATCTATTCAAAGACTACAAAGAAACACACACTGACGGTAGTAATCAATTTATCTACAGCCGTTTCCTTGTGCCACATTTAATGAAATTCAATGGATGGGCAATATTCATTGACGGCGATATGATAGTGCGTGATGATATTACCAAGTTATGGGAATTACAAAATCCTTATATGGATGTGTTGGTAGTTAAGCACGATTATAAAACAAAGATGACTGAAAAGTATCTTGGCGCAAAGAATGAAGACTACCCACGTAAGAATTGGAGCAGTGTAATTCTTTGGAATTGTAACAGCTTCCCTAATCGCAAGTTAACACCAGAATTTGTACAAAAAGCCACAGGTGCAGAACTGCATCGGTTTACCTGGATAGACAACGAACGTCTTGGCGAATTGCCCATTGAATGGAATTGGCTGCCAGATGAATTTGGTGAAAACCTTGATGCTAAACTATTGCATTATACGTTGGGTGCACCCTGCTTCCATGAGTTTGCCAACACCCCGCAAGGCGGTGAATGGCACCGGGAACGAATGTTAGCTGAATATTGCCTACAACGAGGCATTTAATGCTTAAAGTTTTTATTGGGCACGATAGTCGAGATCAGCAAGCTGCCGAGGTATGCAAGTACAGTATTTTAAAATATGCCAGCATTGAGGTTGAAGTTCATTTTTTAAATGAAGAAGAATTACGACTAAGATCTCTGTTTACACGCATGCCCGACCATGAAGATTTTGAAACCAAAGAAGCTGAACATCTGTATACTAGATTTTTAGTTCCGCATTTTTGTGGGTATACCGGATGGGCAGTATATGTTGACTGTGATTTTTTGTTCATCGACGACATTGCAAAATTATTTAAATTGCGGAATGATCGTTATGCAGTTCAATTAGTAAAACACAAGTTTGACACATCTGTCAGAAAGAAATTCAATAATAGACCACAAAGGTTATATCCAAGAAAAAATTGGACCAGCATGATGTTGATAAACTGTGAGCACCCAGAAATTAGTAAACTCACTGTGGATTTTGTTAACAATGAACCCAAGGATAATCTCATACAATTGGAATGGCTACCAAATCGAAGCATCGGCGAGTTAAAACCTGAATGGAATTGGCTAGTGGGTTGGCACAAGGAACCCATTAACGGAGAACCTCGAGCACTACATTACACCGAGGGTGGCCCGTGGTTGCCTGCAGCCAAGCATGTTGAGTATGGAGTTTTTTGGTGGAAGTTACAGCAAGAAATGGAGCAGGCCGCTTATGTACCACCAGATGTAACACAACCTGAATCAATACTTCCGGAACTAAAATCAATATATGAAAAACTAGTGTATTATCGTGTAGACCCAGCTGGCAAGTACTACAATATAACCAAACAAGATATTATCAACGATATAGATAATTTAAACAATAATGCTGTGTATGCAGTAGAGGCTGAATTTATGGATGAAACCAACAATAAACATGAAAATAAAGGTCATCAATACGACCCTTTCTTACAAAGTTTTATATTAGGATCCGGGGGTCAGATAACAGTCTGGGACAAAGTTAAAGCAAGTATGGTACCAGTTGTACTCAGGGGTGTAACAAAACGCAAACAAATGAAAGCCTGTCGGGAAGCCAATAGAGACTTTTATTATATCGATACTGGATATTTTGGTAATGGTCGTAAAAAACTCTATCACAGAATTACAAAAAACGACATGCAAAATATAGGGCCAGTAATCCACAGACCTCGAGACCGATTATCAGTCACTGGTTATCAAGCACGTAAATTCAAGCTAGGCGGAAAGATTTTATTAGCACCGCCCAGTCAAAAGTTGTTGCAGTGTTATGATTTAGATTTAGAATCCTGGATTACACGCACAAAACAAGAAATTGGATTGTATACCGACCGCGAAATAATTGTACGTGAAAAACAAGGACGCAGTGTGCGAGTGACCACAGACACCATGGAAATGGCGCTGGACAAAGACATTTATTGTTTGGTGACATTTTCAAGTATTGCTGCCGTGGAAGCAGTGATGTTGGGTAAGCCGGCGATTGTACTTGGCCCCAGTGCCGCATACAGTGTGTGCAGTGATTCGTTGGAAGAAATTGAAAAGCTGTATATTCCCACACTTGATGAAGTGGAAGAATGGGCCGCACATTTGGCTTATTGCCAATTCACTGAGGTTGAAATGCGTGATGGTACCGCTTGGAAGATTCTAAACCAAGATGCATGACGTAATTGTTTATACTGGTAGCCTTAAAGACCAACGTTCTAGTAGGAAGCTGGATGTGTTATTGGCCTTTGCTGACGGTGCAAAGGCCCAAGGTGCCAATGTTCTTGTTGAACGCAACCATGTCTGGCAACCTTCTAAATTAGCAGTTATATTGGGTTGGCCTAGCCCGGAACAAAAAGGCGCCAACATTAGATTCAGAGCCGCAGTTGTAGAAAATCAACAAAGATTTAAACAACATGTCATGGCCATAGATGCTGGGTGTTTTAAATTCCATGATCCAGACAGCAAATATTTACGGTACAGTATCAATGGAGTATTTTATGATCGCAGTGAATACGCTAATACTGATAGTGGGCCAGAACGATGGAATCTGATTAGCCAAGAATTAAATCTTGACATAAATCCATGGAGAGCGAACAAGGGCAATCATATTTTGATGTTATTACAGCGTGATGGCGGTTGGAGTATGAAGGGTATGCACCCAGTAGAATGGGCACAACAAAAGATTCAACAGGTCAAAGCATTGACTAACATGCCAATTATCTTGAGACCTCACCCAGGCAAAGTTGCCGACGTGCGTGATTTATGTGATCGACAGGTGTCAGTTAGTGATAGCATACGAACTCCGTTGCAACATGATTTAAAACGTGCCCGGGCCGCACTAGTGTTTAATAGTAGCAGTGGTGTTGCAGCCATTTTAAATGGCGTGCCGTTGTTTGTTGATGACAGTAGTTCTGTGTGTTGGAATGTTGCCAACCATGACTTGAATCAATTGTTGACTCCTAGTTGTGTTGATAGAAGTCAATGGATTTACAATCTAGCGGCTGCACACTGGAGCGATGATGAAGCCCGCAGTGGTGCTATATATCAAAAATTCCTGCCTTACCTGGCTTGATACCAATCGTTAATTGGGTTCTTGGTATCCCTAAACCACCAGTACAAATCTGGACCTTTCCAATCATTGGCAAAGTGTCTTAGGTACCAGGGTATACTACGTGGATGTGTTAGGCATGCAGGATCATACATGAGTTTCTTTGATTTAACTGGCATGTCTGGACCGTGCAACCCAATAAAAACAAACTTGGCAGCATAGCCAGCAATCAACTCACTGAGCCATCCCAGGTCAGCGTCGGGTATACTACCCAATACCTGTGTGCATATCACAGCATCAAACTTTGTTGTTGGTGCTGGCAATTGATCAATTCCGGGCACACATGGGTCGTACTTAAACACAGACCGTGCGTTGATACGTTCTTGAAAAGTCATTGTCTCACTTGTAGTTCCGTCATCAAGCCCGTAACAGGCTGGAATTGTGTACTGATACCCCTTGCCACAGCCGTAGTCTAACACAGTCTGTGCTTGGTACTTGTCCATTAGATATCTAATTTGATTGTGATAATTTTTTGAATCAGCACCAGTCCAATTTTTTGAATTATTCTTTTGAAACCCGCGCCCAATTGCCACGCTTTGGTGATAGTGTTCTGAGGCCATCAAAATGTTCCTATTAACTGTTGATTATTTTTAACCCACTCCCAAGCAGGTGCAGACTTGGCCTGCATTTCCACAGCCCACTCAGAATAGATCTGCCAATTGTTTGGCTCTTTGTAGTCGTATCTTAGTAGATACATTTGACAGCTTGTATTTACTGCACGAGCAGTGGCGGAGATCACAACCCTAAACATCTTGTTGCCGCTTTTGTCCTTGGCAGTACTGAGTTTAGACACCACAGAATCCAGAGGTTCCAATGTTGATTTGTTGGCAATGATTACAAAGTCTGTGACTTTTTTGCCAACTCGTGCATCGTTCCGTACTAACACTTTGTCATAATGCGTGGTAAAAGCTAATCCAAGAAATGCAATGTCGTTGCGACCTTCTGCAATTTCCACAAGTTCAGACAGCGTGGTTTCCATTGCACTTTTAGTAAACCAAACATCGGTTCTAATTTTAACAACTATGTCTTCGGCAACACGCTCGCAAGCTGTTAAAAAATCCCAAACTTGTGCACCGCCACTGGTATCAAACGGGCATAATGGGTTGGCCTCAGTTTTTAAAAAGTTGTAAACCGTGACTGTGTACTTGGACTGTAGTAATTCTAAAAACTTTTTGTGATTATTTTCTGATGTTTGTTGATGCCTGGCATGGCCAATGTAAACTAGTGCAATGTTCATAGGTAATCAGTTAAGTTGTCTTGGTCTCTGCGTACATTTATGGCAGTGGCCCTGGGATAGGGATTCGCATCATTGTAGTCATTGATCAGAATCCTGGCTCCGTTTAGTAATCCAGTAACCAAATTAAATTCTTTGAATCCAAGTTCTTGTAGCATTTCTACAGTTTGATCATGAAACTCGCTGTATCTAGCAGTGGTAAAAATAAGTTGATGCCCAGCATCTTCAAGTTGACGCAATCGTTGAACAGCGTTGACCATCGGCACAGGGGTTGTGCCCAATTCATCAGGACGTTGTGCTTGTATAATAGTACCATCAATGTCGCAAAAGATCACAGACTTGTCGTTGTGTTCAAACCAATCATCAGCAGTGCCAACATCAACATAGTTGGACACAGCTTTGACTGCAAACACTTCGTTCCATTCTAGACATTTTTGTATAACATGACTTACAAATATCTCCGAAACGTGTTGAGTACTCACTGCATCAAATGCACGACAAAATAACTCTATGCTGTCAAATTTATATCCGCCAACACAAAATTTATCTGACACCACTTGCTTTTCAATTATGTCTGTTACTATACCTTGATTGTTGGCAACAACAAAACTCTTGCTGCCTAGTCGCTTTAATACTTCGTGATCAGCAATACTAGATGTACAAATATAATTGCCAGGGGCAATGGTGTGATTGAAAAAACTATCACAGTCCTTGATTAACAATTCCTGCGTGGGATCTAGGCCAGCCACTTCAATTATTTTTCTAACAGTGTCTGCTGGACCTTTTGTGAGTTGTTTAAGCACAACAACCCGAACACTGTTGCCATATTTTTTGGCAAGATATTGATCAATAGGGAATTCCTGGTGATGCTGTTCAAGTACACCAATTGTTATTGGATGCTGGCCAACAAATGATTCAATTGCACGGTCAATCATTTTAACACCAGAGTATTCCGTTAGAGTATACTTGGGGCGCATATTTGGAAAGCGGGAACTAAGTCCGGCTGCTGGAATTATTATTTCCATAATCTATTAATTTCCTTGAGTAAAAATTTGTGCTCTGGTGATTCCACAGTGGCATGTCTATACACACGTAGCAACATCAGTATCAACAAATAGTTATTATTGGATTCAGGCCATCGAATAAATAATTCTTGTTGCAGTTGTTGCAGTTTGTTTTCTATCATTGCCGGCGCATTTCTTAAAAACCAATGACACTCTAAATCTTGTCGCATTTTTGCAATATCAAAAATAAAACTATCATAAGGCACAGTGACGCAGTCAATCATGTAAAATCCATCTGTGGTATGTATTAAATTTTCCAAAGTAAAGTCGCCGTGGTATTCGCTCTGTGGCAAATAACGTGGCATCTGGGCTAGCAATTCGTGTTCGGTAAATGGCAACAACGAGAAATCTACTAAGGCGCACAGGCTTTGATATGCACTGGTGTAATCTTTAAGCACAGCATTGTCAGACATACGTTTAAAAAGTCTTACTAAGAACTTTATCAATGCAGTAGTGGGGCTGGTTAACAAATAACTACGCATATCCAATCCATGAACATATTCCATGTCAAATGCGTCACCGTTTACTTTATAAATTTTCGGAACTGGGTACTGTTCTCCAAGAGCAGTTAACCGTTCTAAGTTGCGAGCAATGTTTCCGTCTTTGCGTACAAACAGATGCCCGTGCTTGTCCATCAGCGTTATGCTAGACCCAGAAAATCCTGCAAAAGTTTTAATAACACGAGCTGCCATCTCATTTAAATGCTACTATTCGACTATCTATGTTAGTCTTGCTGTATTGATTTGGTTCTATTACAACACGAGAAAATCCCGCAGACATAAACAATCGACTCATGCTTTCTGCACTGTAGCCCCATTTGTGTAACATTGCTGGATCCGGATATCTAACGGAGTCACCAAATATTCCAGCAACAGTACGTTTCATTAACTTACGGTCTTCGGTGTACAAACATTCAGGATTGTCTACAATAGCTTGACACATCTTAAGCAAGTCCGGCCATTCAACAGCCACTGACCCGTTGGGTTTTAAAATGCGATACCATTCTTGAAACATTGGTGGTACTTGCTCTCGACTAATATGTTCAATTACATGTACTGACAAAATTTCATCTACTGAATTATCTGGGACGGGATATTCACTAGTAATATTGTGCAAGGTAACATTGGGGTTGTGGGACATGTAGTCTCCGTCAACATTGACATATCCGTCAAAAAGTCTACTACCACATCCTAGATGTAGTCGTACCTTTTGCCCGGTACTCGTTAATTCATTTACTTTTTTATCAAGCACTCTTAGTCCCAATTAAATTAATTAACAGATAGGGTAGGTACTTTTTAATTTTCTTTCCTTGATCGTTGCGAGCAAAGTATGCCCATTTATTGTCCCGGCCAATTTCGTTTTTGTTGATCCATCGAATGTCACCATCCACTTCAGAAGAATAGGCATACCGGTCCCAGACAAAGTCGGGGAACAGATATTCTATAGCTCTAAAACTATAACGATAATAGTCATCAGGATAGGCATGATACCGCCAAACCCATGGCACACAGATATAAAGTTTACCACCAGGCTTAACTACCTCGGCAATTTTTTCCGCCATGACCCACGGGTTTGGTACATGTTCCATTACACTGCAACAAATTGCAAGATCAAAATGATTTTTAGGCAATGGATTTTCGGGCGCTGTTAAATCACAGACCACGTCAACGTCAGAACCAGGCACCAGGTCTGTGCCAATGTATTCAGCAGCAGTGGGTGCAAAGTATTGTCGAAAACCAGTGGAATTTTCTCTGGCTCCTATTTCTAATACTGAACCGGTCACAGTCGGGCACACTGTCTTAATGTAATGTAAATCGTTTGGGCTTCCCATATTATATCCTTTGTTGTTTAATGATTGCAGTTTTTAATTGCATATTCTGCCGCTTCCCACCAACGTTGTGCAATGACTTCGGGCAAATAGTTTTGTTTGGTGTACTGTTGTCCTTGAGCAATGCGTTCCAATACCTGCCCTGGGTGTGCTTGTGCCCACTTAATGCCTGCAATGTAATCTTGTTGCCAGGTGTAGGCATCAAACTCTACATAGCTGGCCAAAGGACTAGTTACAACAAACTTTCCACTAATTAACCCATCAATTAATCTATTAGCACTCTTGGTATCAGTTCGGTGATTCTGTGACTCAACTGGCATTAACACAATGTCACAGTCTTGCATCTTTTCACCCTGTAATTCCCATGTCCAATCTAGTATACTAATTTTATCAAAGTTAATTCCAGAGAATACTCCACGACGTTGGCGTTCCTTCATTTTGTTGGTGATGCGTTCAGCTTTGGCTGTTACCATGGTAAAGTGGTAGTTGCCAATTTCACGTTCTAGTCTTTGCCACAGTGTCACCCAATCAACAAACTTTAAACTTGCGCCTGACCCAAACCACAACAATTGTATGGGTTGGCGGTTATCGAATGCGGGCGGCAGCTCAGGACGCTCGCAAGGATCTGGAATAACAATGCTGTCTCGGCCAGTGTGCTCTTTAACACTCACAGCCATTTGTTCGCTGTTGACTGTGATAAAGTCAGCGGCTAGACAACACGGCAAGTATTCTTCTTTCTCATCAAATTTGTTATCGCAGAGGTCGTAGACTACAACAGCACCACGATTACGTGCTTCAAGCAAATGTTCGGGTTGACTGTGTTTGAGCGCAACAAACACAGTGTCTGCGTCAATGCCGTCAAAACTGGCCAATGCTGTGGCTGCCTTGCCTTGAGCTTGCAGGGTTTTTGCAGTTAGTTCGCCACGCAGTCTATGACTAGCCCTTGACGATTTTATTTTTGAACTAAAAAATCTAATATTCATTGCCATCCCATGATCCAATCATCTTTAACTTGTTGTAACACAACCATGCCCCAACTCTTTAACAATTCAATTGCGGCATACTGTCCGTAATCACTGCTGTAGGCATCGTGCGGTTTTTGTTCTACTACAACCACCGGACGACACCGACGAATTGTTTGTTCAGCACCTTGAATAACACGATATTCAAACCCTTCGCAGTCCATTTTGATGTAGCTTATGTCGTCAAAGTTGTAGCTGTCTAATGTTCTTACTTCAGTTTCTCCACTGCCAATGCTGTCTGGAGCAATATGTGTATGTCCCATGTTGCCCAGTGTGACATTCATTTTTGCCCAGGTATGTTCGTTGCCCAAGGCTTGTTCATACACTGTGAAATTTGTTCTAGTGACATTTTTAGATAAACAATAACGAAACAACTGCACAGGCTCAAATGCAATTACTTGATCAAAGCGTTCAGTTAAGTCACGACTCCAAAGTCCCACATTGGCACCAATGTCAATGGCAGTGTGTTTATTGGCGCACAGTGCAATACTACGGTCTCTAACTTGATATTGATAACGAGCAGGCCCGCCTTTGTCTACACTTTTTTGTAGCATCTTTTGAAAATGTGATTCGCCTTCGGGGAACCACCATGTTAAAAATTCATTCATGTCGAGTCTCATCTAAAATTCTTTTTGCAGTGCCATCTTGTAATTCTTTGTTGTGGAACTGTCCGTAGGCCAAATGATATGCCCAGGCATGCACTAGATCCTGGTCGGGATACCAAGGATTGTCTATGTTGGACAACTGCACATTTGACACCGGCATTGCGGCATTGCAAGGTGCTAGTACAAATGCTGGAATCCCTGCAATAATGCTTTCTGTGGCAGCAATACTGTTGAATGTCACTAATGCAAACACATCGTTATCCAATGCAGATTCTAAATCACTGCCAACACGGTTTTGTCTATTAGGGTCACGCACACGTAGCTCAATGGGTCTATCTGTGTATCTTTTAATTTCATCAACAGTATTGTTGATCCAGTGGTCTAAGTCAACACCATAAAATACACAAGGTTTTTCGTCGGGCGCTGCCACTAATATTTTACGCCCGTCTTTGCGCCAGTTGCGAAGTTTAATCTGCAACTTCTCCCAACGATCACTGGGTCTTGTAACAATGCTGTTGTGTTGTAGATTGTTGTCAACAATGCGATGCCACTGTTTCCAGCCATTGGGATTAAGTGGGTTTTTGCGATTACCCACATACCCAGAGTCCATGTATCGAAATGCACGACCATCCTGCCAGCACTGTTTGATTATTTTGTGTTTCATGATACCGCGTATCACCAATGGATCGTTGTTGGAATCATAATTCCACGTTTCTAATGTAGTGGGAGCGGCACCAGATCCACGAGCAAACAAATCAATATACTCGTCGGTGCCTTTCTTACTAAGATAAGTCCAGTTCATTGTATGCTTTGCCAGTATGCTTCGTTGCGTTGCACTCGTATATCTTTTTTAAGGCTTTGCCCTGCGGTCTTGCGCTCACCCTTGAGGTGATCTAGGTATGCGCCCCATTGACTATTAATTAACGGATGCCCCTCGCCTTTGATCAATCCAGCACTCCAGTCTAGTTGGTTCATGCTAATTCGTTCTCTAACAGCGTCAAATACATAACTGTCGTGCCACTCGCCCAAGGTGAATATTCCGTTTTCAGCATCGTCATAGTAGCGTTGAAATTCTTGTAAAAAGTTCTGTGCCAATTGTGTACGCAAGTTTACAGCATATAATCCGCACTCACTGAACTTACCAGTACGTCCTAGGTAACACAGATCAACATTTGTTGGGCACATTGACTCTATAAACTCTAGACTAATTGGGCTATGACAAACCATGTCAGCATCCATCCATATTAGCCAATCAGTCTGTGCATTTTTTGCACAATGGAAAATGCTGTAGACCTTGTGTGCAAAGCGAACAGCATCCCATTTAAATCCTTTGCCAGCATCTTTGCGTTTTGAACGTACAGGATCATCTAGGACATTGCCATTGGCCTTGGGCACATCTCGCCAACGAGTTTTAAATGCAACTAATTCAGGACTGGCAGCATGTAAGTCAAAGACTTTTAAATTTGGTGCAGTCTGGGTAACTTGGCAGTCCTCGGCATAGACTCTAAGTTCAACAGTGGAAGGCCAGGTTTGTAAAAAGGTTTCAATCATACGTTGCCCGTAACGATTATAACCGTCAGTGTTAAAAGTGGTAATTACTGTATATTTCATGTGAGGTATTTAGTGACAAAGACCATGGCCTGGTTCCCAAATGGGTGCGCCTTGAATTCCAAGGACCCAATGGCAGCAGTATTATCAGCTGTCAAAAATAAGTTAAACTACACTGTTGTAGAAAACTCGCTTGACGCAGATATTGCTGTTATATGGAGTGTACTCTGGCATGGCCGTATGGCCACAAATGAGGCAGTGTATCAGCATTATCGTAGACAAGGTAAGTCAGTTCTTATCATTGATGTGGGTGCTCTACACCGTAATATAACCTGGAAGCTGTCTGTCAACAATATCAACGCCCTGGGATATTACGGTCACACTACAAACTTAGATCTAGACCGACCTAAGAAATTAGGTATAAGGATAGCACACCCAACCAAAATAAATTCGGCAATCTTAATTGCAACCCAGCATCGAAAAAGTCTACAATTGCAGAATGTAAGTCAAGAAGAATTGATTAATAAACAAATACGCATGATTCAGCAACACTCTGACAGACTAATTGTTGTCAGAAATCATCCACGATGTCCGTTAAATTGGGCTGACATACTGCGTCCTGGGGTCACACAACAAATACCAAAATTAGTGGCCAATACCTACGATTCGTACGATGTTGACTACAACTATCATGCAGTTGTAAATTATAACAGTGGACCAGGGATACAAGCGGCTCTTGCCGGGGTACAGATAATAGTTGATAACTCCAGTCTGGCCCATCCAGTATCTAATGTATTAGAGCAAGTTGACAACTATGAATTTGAAGATCGCAGTGAATGGTTGGTTCAAATTGCACACACTGAGTACACAGTCGATGAATTACAACAAGGAGCCTGGATTGATAGGATATCACCAGCATTGCAATGAGTAAACATGAAAAACGATTGGCACTTGAAGATTTAAAACGTAGACAAAACAAAGAAATTGCCAAGGCAGCTAAAAGACAACATAAACAAACACAGCAAGCCCAGGTCAATACCACCGAAGCCAATTTAATTGCTGACAACGACACACTTGATTGTGCATGTTTAATACACGGCACTGGGTACGATTGGAAATATGTAGAAACACTCTACAATATGTTAACCAGAAATTGTACCAAAAAAATACGCCTACATGTATACACCGAGGAAAGTAGGGCAGTCCCGGCGCACATGATTAAGCATGTATTACAGGAATGGAAAGGTGTGTCTGGACCAAGATTGAGTTGGTGGTACAAAATGCAGATGTTTAATCGAGAGCATCACAGCGGTCCCATGCTATATTTTGATCTTGACATAGTTATAGTTAGAAACATTGACTGGATCACCGAACTGCCAACACGTTATTTTTGGGCTATTAAGGACTTTCGTTACCTCTGGCGAGGAAATCACAATGGCATAAACTCAAGTATCATGTGGTGGGACACCCGCCGCTTCCATCATATATGGCAGGAGTTTTCCAATCAAAACATAGATTTGGTACGTAAAAGATATCACGGTGATCAAGACTACATATCGGCACGTATTACAGACACTGAGCGCAGAACTTTTGATCAGAAATACACACAAAGCTGGCGCTGGGAAGCACTCAACGGCGGCATGAATTTTACGACCCGGGTGTATAAACGCCCAAATACTGGCACCACAATTGGTGACGAAACATCAGTGCTAATATTCCATGGAAATCCCAAACCACACGAGGTTGAAGACCTAGAAATAGTCAAGTACTGGAGATAACTTTTTCATAAATATTATCATGTAAGGAGACCATTGATGTCATTAAGATCAAGTAAACTAGTTGCAGTTGCACATTCAGAATCGGGAAATGCTGGTGTAAGTGTGTCAGTCAACGGAAATGTTGTATATTCGGGTGCTACTGCACCTGCTATTACCGGGCCGGGAGATAAAATTATTGAATATGGCGAACTTTGCACATTTGATATTGATAGTGCGTTGACTGGAAATGTGGCAGTGTCTATTACTGCCACATCGGGCAATATATATTTCAAAGACATTATAACAAATAATTCTGCGTTTGTCATACGGGTACAAGCCACTGGCGATCAATCTATTTTACACCCTGACAGGCCAGAGTGGGTTGAATTAGAAGCAGATGCTGAAGCAACGTTGACCTCAAACCAGGTCATTTTTGGCAACATGAACCTACCAGTTGAAAATGTAACAGCAGGCGACACATATAAATTAATCTGGGGACAGTTCCCAAATCCAGTAACTGAAGAAACATCAATTAGTGAGTTATTATTAGGACATTATTCGGACCCAAGTTTAGATTATCTTGATAATGGCGGTTTTAGTTCTGTGAATATTGATGGCGAAGAAGTAGACCCATTTGAAAAACGTGCAAATGGCCTTGTGCACGGGATTAGTCATTTTAGATACATTATACCAGAAAATAGTACATTAACATTTAATTATTATATTGACCCAAATGCAGTGTTTGACCCCAATAGTAGTAATAATGATTTACGAACTCAGATTAACGCATTAACTCCAATGGCTTGTCCTTATACTCTGGATGTCAATGACCGGGATTAATTCGATAATACTAATTTAAATAAACCCTACATAATGTAGGGTTTTTTGTTTGTTGCAGAAAAACAACACTGGATTACGCTGAATTATTTTGGTTGACCAAAAATGCCCATTTTGCTATAATAGAAGTATAGTAAGAAACAAGGAGCAGAAATGCAAATCACTACAGCGATCAAACACTTGCAAAAAGAAGCAGAATTCCTAGGCATGCCCTTGCTGGAAACCCTGCAATTTATCCAAAAAAATCCCCTGGCTCAGCCCCAACGCACCATGGAAGCCTATCGGGTGTTTGTGTCACAGGGTAGCAAGATGTTTGCCCCGGTTGACCAATAATTTGGTTTGTTATATAATACTTGTATTGAAACTTTAAAAGGACTTGCATGAGCACTATTCGAGTAGTCAACGGCGTTTATCGTAATCAGCCCGTTCGTAATGTTACTTTTACTCTTGTAAAAGGGTTTCAAACTGGCGCCAAGGGCGGGTTTGTTACTGTAGACAGCAATGGTTACTTTGGACCCGAGTTTGACAAAGTGCGCATCCGGGTCAGTGACATCAACGACGTTGAATATGTAAATGGAGAATCTATGCCCCAGGCAAAAACACAGAAGGTAGTAGAGTTTAAAAAAGAAGTGCCGGTAGAGACTGAAGAACAGGCTATGGCACGTATTCGTGAGCGTTTTGAGATCTTGCATGAGATGACAAAGGCCGCAACTGCCGGCGACATTCGTGCTATGATTGTCAGCGGCCCGCCCGGCGTAGGCAAGAGCTTTGGTGTTGAGCAAGAAGTTGACAAGGCTTGCTTGTTTGACAAACTCAGTGGCAAGCGACTCCGTGCAGAGGTAGTCAAGGGCAGTGCTACCCCAATTGGTTTGTACCAAACATTGTACAAATATTCTGACCCCAACTGTGTGTTGGTGTTTGACGACTGTGACAGCATCTTGTTAGATGATGTTGCTCTTAACTTGCTCAAGGGTGCCCTGGACTCAGGCAAGAAGCGTAAGATTTCCTGGTTGTCAGAGTCCAGCACTTTGCGACGTGAAGGCATCCCAGATCAATTTGAGTTCAAAGGCAGTGTTATCTTTATTACAAACTTGAAGTTTGACCAAATGAAGTCGCAGAAGTTGCGGGATCACTTGGATGCATTGCAAAGTCGTTGTCACTACCTGGACTTGACCTTGGATACCATGCGTGACAAGATCTTACGCATTAAACAGATTGCCAGTGATGGTGTGTTATTCCAAGACTACGAGTTTGAGAAGTGTACCCAGGACGACATCATTGAGTTCATGAATACCAACCAAGCTCGCTTGCGTGAGATGAGTTTGCGCATGGCTCTTAAGATTGCAGACTTGGTCAAGAGCTTCCCTGCAAAGTGGAGACTTATGGCTGAGACTACTTGCATGAAGAGTGCCTAAGTAGTTTGAACTTTGGCAAAAGGGCTTAGGCCCTTTTGTCTTGACTATTGTGCTAGAATAGTGTATTATATTAAATACACATTAACATTCAATAAATGAAAACAGCACAATTGGTTATTTCGGATGAAGTCAACTGTAAAATTAACGGACTTGATTTAGAAACCCGCAAAACACTAAGCAACAAATTCAAATACGACATTCCTTATGCACGTTATCTTCCTGCGGTTAGGTTGGGGAGGTGGGATGGTAAGATGGCGTTCTTCCATCTTGGTGGATCGTCATTTGTAAATCTGTTGCCAGAGATACTGCCAATATTAGAACGATATGGTTATGATATTGAGTTAGAGGACTTGCGCGAATACTCAACTACCTTCGAATTTACACCTGTTACAGAAACTACGTTTGCACACAAAGCCTGGCCCAAGGGTCACCCTGCAGAAGGTCAGTCTGTGGTGCTACGTGACTACCAGGTTGAGATTGTCAACAATTTCTTAACCAATCCGCAGTGCCTGCAAGAGGTAGCCACAGGCGCAGGCAAGACTTTGATGACTGCGGCTTTGAGTTACAGCATAGAAGCACATGGGCGCAGTATTGTCATTGTTCCCAACAAAAGTCTAGTAACGCAAACAGAAAAAGATTACATTAATCTTGGATTGGATGTGGGGGTATACTTTGGCGATAGAAAAGAGTATAACAAAACACACACAATCTGTACTTGGCAAAGTCTTAATAACATGTTTAAGAAGACTAAGACAGGTGAGGCCGAAGTCAACATACACGACTTTATTGAGGGTGTGGTCTGTGTCATGGTTGATGAAGTACACATGGCCAAAGCAGACGCACTTAAAACACTATTAACTGGAGTATTTGCTAGAGTGCCTATCCGTTGGGGCTTGACAGGAACCATCCCCAAAGAGCAGTTTGAGTTCCAAGCATTGCATGTCAGTATTGGTCCTGTGATCAGTAGACTCACAGCCAATGAACTGCAACAACAAGGTGTGCTGGCAAACTGCCATGTCAACATTGTTCAACTAATTGACAATGTAGAATACAGCAATTATCAAAGTGAGCTAAAGTACTTGCTGGAAGAAACGGGTAGACTTGACACCATTGCTGGGTTAATTAAACAAGTCAACGAAACCGGCAACACCTTGGTGCTAGTAGACAGGGTGGCCGCAGGCAAAGAGCTAGCAAGTAGACTAGGAGACCGAGCAGTGTTTGTTAGTGGCGCAACCAAAGCAAAGGATAGACAAGATGAATATGATGAAGTGGCGGAATCGACTGGTAAGATTATCGTGGCGACTTATGGTGTGGCCGCTGTGGGTATTAATATCCCTCGTATTTTTAATTTGGTACTTTTGGAATCCGGAAAGAGCTTTACAAGAGTTATACAAAGCATTGGGCGCGGCATTAGAAAAGCAGAGGACAAGGACTTCGTACAAATCTGGGATGTGACCAGTACTTGTAAATTTGCCAAACGTCATTTAACTAAACGCAAGCAATTTTATCGAGAAGCTAACTATCCTTTTACTTTAGAGAAATTAGATTGGATGGTGCTTGCATAATGCAACCTAGTAATCTTTGCCTAGCACCATTCACTTATATGACTTTTGATCCAGCTACAAATGTCAGCCCGTGCCCAGCATTGGGCGGAAGTGTTTGGAACTTTAAAGATCAGCCGTTACAACGAATCTGGACCAATGAACAGTTAACTGAATTTAGAGACCACATGCTAGAAAACAACAAGCATGAAGTGTGCCATCGTTGTTGGGATGAAGAAGCAGTTGGCATGGACAGCGAACGCACAATGTTATGGGATCCAGACAAAGACCCCACCGGAGTTAATACTGTAATTCTTGACAGCGGTAAAACAGCCGCAGATATTTTAAGAAATTACAAACAAGGACCAATGCAACTTATTATCAAAGTAGGCAATGTTTGTAATCTTCGATGCCGTAGTTGTAATTCTGCAGACAGTATTACTTTATCTGTCGAAGGAAAGTATTATGCAGACCATTATGGATTAACAAAAAATTTCTATCTTAAAGAGACTGAGACTAAAACATTTACTGATGCACAAATTGATGAGATAATCCAATTTTGCAATAACGTTGTTAGGATTGAATTTTATGGCGGCGAACCATTATTGGACAAACAGCTTCCTAAATTTTTACGTAAGTTAGTTGAACTTGATCTTGCTAAAAAAATCAATTTAAACATCAGCACCAATGTCACACACATAATCAGCGATGAGCTAATTGAAACTTTGTCACATTTTAATCATTTAAACATTAATTTAAGCATTGATGCTTGGGGAGATAAGTTTACCTATGTACGACATCCAGGTAAGTGGAATGATGTCTACTGCAACATTAAATGGTTTATCCAACTGCGAGATTCAGGAAAACTAAAGCTATCATTATTGATAGCAACAACCGTGACAATAATGAATGTCTACAACTTGCCAGAACTGCTAGATGAATTTGATTTGTTGGAATTACCGGTATTCTTAATATTAGCATGGTTCCCACACTATTATTCTATTAGAAACATCCCAGACAATATTGCACAAGCAATTGCCCAACGTCTAACTGCAACCGGCCGCAACAATCTTCGACCCATTACACAGGCCCTAAGCAACGGCTTTGATGCAGAACACTGGGGCAAATTTAAGAGTTGGACCATCATGGTTGACAAGTATCGCAACGAATCCTTTGCAACAACATTTCCAGAATACACAAAATTAATAAAAACCTATGACGATAAGGTTGACTTTGTTTGACAAATCGTTTAATATACTAACATGCAAATACTAACTTTAGACGACACATCATATGAATTAAATAGCTTGCCAGACGAAGTTGAAGACTTGCGTTTTGCTATTTTTGACAACTCAAACACACAAGATCCAGATTATTATTTTATTCCGTTGATCTTTCTTGAAAGTTTTACAGCGCCAGCCTTAGTATTACAAATTGGTAGCCACACAGTTAAAATGCCACTGGACTGGCAAATCTTAATTGGAGAGCCAGACCTAGGTGACTTGGAAGTTCTGCCTCTAACTTCAATAAATGATCGTGGGTTTACGGTATTCCAATTCAATCCACTGAGTAGTTTTAGGCCTAGTTTTTTGCCCATTGAGATAGTTGACGTCTACAGTGAAGTAACATGGTTTGCTCCTAAATTAAAGAATGGGCAATTCCTATGTGTGCCACTAGACGGTAGTGACAATCCTGAATGTGTTTATTTTGTTAAAGATGTAAGTCGTAACTGTGAGATTGTAGATTATAACAAGGCCTGGTAATGTCTGATAAACTTGATATCAAAAATGAAATGCGACAGTTTGATAGAAAGAATCGCAATTTCTATCGAGAGTTAACCAACGAGGAACGCAAAAAGTTTAGCAACTATCTCATGATTCGGTGGGGTAGTGCTGTGGATGGTTCTAGAGAGTTACAGGAATTTTATTTAATTGCAACCAATCAACGATTAAACAAACATTTTTTTACAATAAACCACCATCCAGAGTTACAGTGGTTGTTGGCAACTACTGTTAGTCCAGACATGGGTGCACAATATCACCCTTGGATCAAACCCAACAAAAAGGGCGAGGGTAGTAAAAACAAAAAACTATTGGCACAGCTATACCCTACATATAAAAACGATGACTTAGAAGTGTTGGCACAATTAGTGACCACAAAAGAGATACAACAAGAATTAAAACGAGTTGGAATAGAATCTTAACATGGCTAAAATTGGAGACATCAAAGACAAGGTTGTAATTGTTGATTATGTCCCAGCATCACACGGGCATTTTATCATAGATACCCTACATTCATTGATGTTAAATCGAACATCCATTGATGAATCAATTGGCAATAAAAACTATCATCATTCTTCAGTTATTCCGCAGCCGGTTCTTTGGGGGCAAACACTAGAACAAAATATCAACTCTGTTGAATTTATAAATGATAGTTGGATCTCAGACTGTGATAAATTATTTTGGCCATCGCATTGGTCTAATTATTGGTTGGAAAAACGTTTAGACAAACAACATATCAAATTGCTTAAACGTGACATCGACAATTATCCTATGATAGAAATATATGTAGGCAAAGAATTTTATTTCCGTTGGTTAATTAATTGGTGGTTTAATGTTGGCACAGTACCAAAAGACAGCATTGCTGATAACAGATATTTTGTAGATAATTTTTATAAAATTTCTCAAGACATACAAAGTACCCGTATGTTTACTACCGCAGTGTCACAAGCCATAACCACTAACCCAGAGAATCATAGGTATACTACTGTTGAAGTAATTTCGATGTTAGAGGAAATGATAAAGATTGCACACAGCAACACTTATGTTGCGGGCAACACCTGGCCACAACGCCCTTTGAAATCGTTTTATCTAACAAATAAAATCATTTCATTTGACATGGCACAATTTTATAGTTACAATAAGTTTGTTGCAATGATAAACAAAATTAAAAATTTCTTTGCACTGCAATTTGATGTCAACGAAGAATATTTAAAACATACTTGGATTAGATTCATAAACAATCAGTACCCAATACAAGTATACAACGAATCGGTGCCAGACAACAACTTGCATGTCATTGAACAAGCATATAGATCTTTTTTAAAAAAATGCAAGCTACAATAAAAATAACTTACAGTTGTCAATATTGTAAAAAAGAATTTGCCAAAGAATCAACCGTGAGCAGTCACATGTGTGAGTCCAAGCGCCGTCATTTAGAAATTGATGACCGCGGTGTACAACTTGGGTACCGAGCATTCTTAAGATTCTTTGAGATTGCTGCCAAAAGTTCACGCACAAAGGATTATTCAGATTTTGTTGGTAGTCCGTACTATCGTGCGTTTGTTAAGTTTGGCAAGTATATTATTGGTGTTAAAGCAATTGCACCAGAAGCATTTGTTGATTGGCTATTAAAGAATAACAAAAAAATAGATTATTGGTGCAAGGATAGTTTGTATTCAGAATTTTTAAATCAGCATTTAAAAGTTGAGTCAGTGTCAGACGCACTTGCTCGAGCAATCGAATACGGAATCAACTGGGGCGAAACACAGGGCATGCAGGCACATGACATCATGAGATATGGTAGCCCCAACAGAATAGTGTTTGCAATAACCACAGGTAGGATCAGCGCCTGGGCAGTATACAATTCAGATTCAGGGCAAGAGTTTTTAAACAAACTAACTGGAGAGCATCTGACAATGATATGGCCATTTATTGATACAGACTTTTGGCAAAAGAAATTCCAAGACAATTCAGATGATCAGGCTTATGCACGTAAAATGTTAAAAATGGCAGGATGGTAATAATGAGCGCAGACATTGATATTGACTTTGGTGATAGATCATCCATTTTGAAGTTGATCAAACACACGCCAGCAATGCAAATTACTCAAGGGGTAGCTAGGATACACAACAGCGGAGTATATGTCACAGACATTCCCGGGGATCCAATTAATAATTTTGCATCAATTGAGTATAATGAAGCTGAGAGCCGTGGGTATTTTAAAATTGACTTTTTAAATATGGGTGTTTACCAACTGGTGCAAAGTCCTAATCACTATCAAGAGATGATAGATGCAACCCCTCCTTGGGATAGATTATGGCAGGATACTGCATGGGCCAGCCAGCTGGTGCACGTGGGTAACTACACTGAACTGTTGCAGAAAATGCAACCAAAGAATATACCGCAAATGGCGGCTTTTATTAGTATTATTAGACCAGGCAAGGCTCATCTGCAAAATAAACCCTGGAAAGAAGTGTTTGAGTCAGTCTGGGATGGCAACGATTCTTTAGGGTATACATTTAAAAAATCACATGCAATCAGTTATGCCGCCCTGGTGGCATTGCACATGAATTTGTTAAATACTACAAACGTTTAACTAGTGTGATACTTCTACGTTTACCTTTTTTACTAGAAATATTGTTTAAACTACACACCGGGCCGTGTAGGATTTCAAGTTCTCTGTTATTAAATGTGCGTAGCGTGAAGCGAAATTGGGTCCAATCTTCTTTTAAGAAGATGTTTATGGGAACCTGCCTATTACTTTCCCACCACCAGGTGTTGCCAAGTTCTAAAAATACTTGCTTTTGTATTTGCCCGTGAATCATGGCAAAATCGTAGATGGTTGTAATATCTGCGTTTCTGTTTTGTACTATACCAATATACTCCGTGTTGCTATAAACACAGAGTGTAATAAAGGGGTACTTTTCTGCAAGTTTTGTTAATATATCATTGCCCATAAATATTTAAAAAGAGATCAACATGTATTCAACCACCGTTTACTTATACCAACAAATTCAAAAGGTTTTATTGGTGGACACCAGTGGTGCCTATTTTACCGCGAGATATAATCCTGTGTACGCAAAACAATTAACCATCAACAAAGGGGTTGACAATGTGCTGTTGTTTGAGTTTATCAATCAAGAGCAAAAGCCTGTCAACGTTACTGGTAGTACGTTTATTTTCCGCTTGCTAAGTCAAGACGGCAGTCAAATACTAGTTAGCAAAGAAATGGTGGCACTGAGTGCAAATCTGGGCAGAGTTAAAGTAGTGTTAGAGCCCAGCGACACTGACAACATTGTTGCCCAGCCTGCCAGTTACAGCATAGAACGCTTTAGTGGTAGCTATGAGCAAGCAGTGTTTACCAATGGTAATAGCGCGGCACGTGGTGATGCTAATGTAGTTGACAGTGTATTTCCGGAATTTATTGACAGCCGAGAAGTAACAATTCCCACTGTTAATCTTGGCGCCATGTATCCCACCACAAACGGTGCCAATGGCTGGCCCGACTGGGGAGGTAATCAACCTCCCTATAATCAATTACAGTTGACTGAGTTTTATAGCAGCCATTTTACCACCTATAATGGGTTAGTGACAATACGCATGAACATGCTGAACTTCACTGGCACAGTTAAAGTACAGTCAGCGGATACCTACCAAAGTCCTTGGTATGATGTTTCAGACAGTACACAGTACCTTAACAAAAGTGGACAGGTTTATATGAATGTATTGGGTTTCTATCCATTGTTGCGCCTGGCATTTAACAAGAGCATCGGCACAGGAGCATCAGCAACTGCCACTGTGGAAGATAGTGTAGTAACTGCAATCACTATAAAGAACGGTGGGCTAGGTTATATTGCCGCACCCAATGTTACTATTTTGGGCGATGGTGCAGGAGCGATTGCTACAGCCGAAATCAATGGCGGCACCGTGACAATATCAACCTGATAAGTGGAGGTAGTGGATATTGGCCAGCTAATTTTTCTAATACCGATAACGCCGTAGTAGTAATCAACACAGGATTTATTTTAGATATCCTTGCTCGTTGACCTGCAATAATTATTATGCTATAATCATAGCATGATCGATCTGGCATCCTACCTACCTGCAAAAAGAAAACATACCCCATCGGGATGGATGAGTTTCAATGCGGTTTGTTGCACACACAATGGCAACAATTTGGACAAGCGGCAACGTGGTGGTATCAAGTTGTCAGACCAAGGTTGGAGTTACCATTGCTTTAACTGTGGATACACTGCTAGTTTTATTTTAGGTCGCACTCTGAGCTTTAAAGCTCGAAAGCTATTAAGTTGGATGGGGGTGCCGGATCACGAAATTGACATGGCTAATCTTGAAAGCCTAAGACACAAAAGCATACATGGCATTCTTGATGAACGACAACAAACGTTCAATGCATTGGCTGCAATTGAGTTTGGAGACGCTGATGATTTACCTCCTTTTAGTGAAGTCGTCACAGAAGACTATCCTTATTATTGGAAATATATTCGCCAGAGACATGTCCCAGAAGATTTTCCTATACTAACTGCAATTAAAAATGATGGTGTTCATTGGGTTAGACCTTTTGTGCTGGTACCGTTTACATATGACAACAAGGTAGTGGGCTGGACTGCTAGATTTTTAGATAATAAACTACCCAAGTATATTAATCATTCGCAACCGGGGTATGTATTTGGCACAGACTTACAACAATCAAACTGGGAACATGTTCTGGTGATGGAAGGCATTTTTGACGCACTCAGTATTGGCGGCCTTGCAGTTATGCACAACACTGTCAGCGACAGTCAAGCTAGATTAATACGTAGTTTAGGCAAACAGGTAACTGTTGTGCCTGACCAGGACAAAGCAGGATTAGAATTAATTGATCGTGCTGTAGAACTAGGATGGGCAGTAAGTATACCCACCTGGCCAGAACATATTAAAGATGTAAACGATGCTGTAATAGCATATGGTAGGTTGGGTGCATTATTAACTATAATGCAGGCAAGGGAGACCAGTAGAATTAAAATAGAAATGCACAAGAAAAAACTCATCAAGACATTGGCATTAAAAAAATGAGCACCGATATAGATTGTCCGTATTATCATCATGGATTGTTTATAGGATCAACTCCCAATGGTCAAACTCAGATGTCTATGTGTTGTTGGCAATCTAAAACAACAGTAGACAATGCTGTAACATTTGATCATGTGTATCTTGAATCCATTAGAACACAATCAACCACACAAATACCCAAAGAATGTTCACAGTATTGTAGTATGCCAGGGCATGTAGCCAACGAACGTGAGAGGGCCACGGTTGAATGGGCAACTCTATTTAAAAATATTCCGCCTGGCGCAATAAAAACTCTACATCTAGAACAATCACTGACTTGTAATTTAACTTGTATTAGCTGTAGTTCTAATTACAGCACAGCCTGGAATCGCGATTATCATCGGTTTGATAGTACATTTCCGCGCATACAACTGGCAAAGTTCCCAGAAGAAAAATGGCGAGACCTTGACTTACAACATTTAGAAAAATTACACTTTACTGGTGGCGAGCCGTTGCTTAATCGTGACAATAAAAAAATATTACAGCATCTATTAGACATTGGGCGCCTGGGCAACGTTATGTTGTCCTACAATACAAATGGTACAGTGTTTCCAGACCAAGAAACACTAGACCTGTGGAGCAAGTGTAGGTTTGTTAGATTATTTTTTAGCCTTGACGGAGTAGATTCAGTATTTGAGTATACACGGTACCCAGCTAAATGGAATGAAGTAGAATCAAACATTCAACAATTTCGAGCGTTGACTTCAACTTGTGTATTAATTGAAGTAAATGCAATTGTTGGAATACATAACATATTTGGATTACCAGAATTTTTTAACTGGTGGGAAAATAATTGCCAGTCAGGTAGTCAAGGTGACCCCAGTTCAATATTTGTTCGTACAATCAATGGTTGGAGCCACGGTGGTCGGGTGCTAGATTTAGCTAGTTTGTCCAATGAACAAGCAAACAAGGCCGTGAGTATGTTACAATCACTAAACAAATATCCAGGCGTTCCAGACCTAATAAATTATATAACAACTCATAACCGCCCCAACAAAGATTGGGTGACATACTTGGATACACTAGACAGTATCCGCGGAACAAACTGGAAAAAGGATTTACCTTGTTAAAAGAATATAACACAGATGTACAAAAACTATTTCTGGAGATGATGCTCGAGGACGCACAAAGCTATGTGCGAGTGCAAAATATCTACAATCCAGAAAACTTTGATAAAAGTTTGCGCACGGCTGCGCAGTTTATTAAAGAGCACAGTGACAAGTACAACACACTGCCAGACAAAACGCAGATTGCTGCCGCATGTAATATATCATTGCAAAGTGTGCCTGACTTGAATGAAGGGCATTACGAGTGGTTCATGCAGGAGTTTGAGGGATTTACAAAACGCCAGGAGCTTGAACGTGCCATTTTAAAAGCAGCCGACTTGTTGGAAAAGGGCGAGTTTGATCCAGTAGAAAAACTGATCAAAGACGCTGTGCAAATTAGTTTGACCAAGGACATGGGCACAGACTACTTTGCTGATCCCAAAG